TATCATAAGAAACACCGTAATATAAACCACCGTCGCAGACTTCATCAATCTTGCAACCACTAAGACGGCCAATCACTACAGCATCTCCTACATTATAATAGTATGTAGGCTCACCAGCACGACTTGCCATCTCAGGAATCTCTGCAAACGTAGGTGACTTACGAGCTATTTCTTTCGGTGCCAATTGTTTAGCTTCTACCGTCTTTTTCCTTGGCATATTAAATCCTCCTAAAAGATTAGTTTTACTCAAGCCAATTTATAAAGCATCCGTTATACTTGAAACCTTTTACTTCGTTTGCGGTTTTAATCAAACCTTCTGCGAATGCAATCGCTTCATCCGGAGATAATGTTTTCCCCGGAAAGCATACTTTACTTCCGATTGGGGGTGTCAATTCCGTCTCCACTCCTGCAAATTTCTATGCCATCTCCATAAGTCTTTCTTCTCTGTTTTAAGTCTTCTATGTTGTAATCAGAATACTTTACCTTGTCCATGCACACTTTCCTCTTAAATCTCAGCTTTTATCAGAATTTTTAAAACGGCATGATAATGGCGCACACATATCAATCTGTTCAAGCCTTACCAATTTTTCATTTCCTTTTACTTTGACAAAAACAATTGCTCCACAATCCAAAAATTTATTTACAGTATCAATAGCTCTTGCAAACTCCTTCGTATTATCTTCCATAACACATCCTCCTAAATCTTAACTTTTATCATCTCTATGTTCCATTGCCCTCCGCTCGCTCTGAGCATCAGCAAGAGAAACTACCTTCATTATACTCCACACAAGCATAAACGTCAGTTACCATAAGAAAAATTATCATAATCCACATTATACTAACCTCACATTTCTTTTGGCTTGACTCTCTTGTATTGGGTCGTCTCAAGCATACACCGTATAAAGACATTATTCAACACAATTATCAAAATTACCAAAATTTTACTAATAATCCTACGTCATCAATAGTTATATCATCGGTCTGCACATCATTTTGTTAAGTATCTACAAGAACCCGGATTTTATCGACCATTGTGTATTGCATTTTCGATCTTGCCATTGATAGAATCGATTTCACGCATCAGCCTACAGCGATAGTTTCCGTTCTTATCAAGTCTGAAACACAAATCCTCATCGTCACTCTTGTAACCAATATAGCATCCAGACCGACACAAGCTCGTCGCATCAAGCGCATCTTGTATAACTCGTGCTTCATTGAGAGTCAAATCAATCTTCATTGTTGTTCACCACCTTTATTCTTCTGCCTTTCCACCAACTCCGGCGATAAACACCCGATGCTTTCCATTCTCGTCACGCTGCCAATCACCACCAAGCATCTCAATCGTATTCAAGACTGTATGGTAAATCTCAACGGAATCCATTGCCTTTTCTTCATCTCCAAAATCATTGGTATGAATCCAACGCCAATTATTATCCAACCAGCTGACAACTTTCATAACACCAGCCCGCAGTTCTTTTTCTTTCGTGTTTGTCATTTTTTCACTTCTTTGTTTTACATATCCTGGTTCACAGCATTCCATACCTCAGTCGAAATCATGTCGTTCTTATCGGATAGGCGATTGATCCAAGCATTGAGCACTTCACGGTACACTGTCATATTTGGACAAAAATGACTGTTGGTGAATACCGGCATATCGTCATTACACAGAATTCTCATAATAGCAGCACACACGGCTGCAGATCTCGATACGCCAGCAGCACAATTTACGCAGAACCAATCGGTCTTATCTGCTTCGTGGTTATCCAAGACAAATTTCACAATATTCCTAGCTTGAATATCCGTAATACATGTACCTTCCAGATCAGTAGTGCAATCATCAAACTTCAATGGAAGGAATGTGATGTTACCTTCACACTTATGAAAATCAATGTGATAGCCATTAGCTTCAGTAATTGAAATAAACCGAATTCGTTCGAAATGCGGCTGTCGGATAAAGTTTTCCGCATCTTCTGCACTCATCACTGAGAACTTCCATTTTCTTCGATACATAGTAATAATCATTTCATTTTCCCTCCAAAGAATTTAGGTTTTATCAAAACGCAAATGGATTACTATTCACTGTTATTATCAGTGCCACATTAAAAGCAAACATTACAAATGCGGTCATTCTCTATCACCTCAATCTCTAAATTCGATATCTACAACAATATTCTCAGGCTCTGTCATGTACCTTCGTGCCAACAGTTCTACCATGCGTTCCTTGTCCCCAAGATTGCTATTACGCAAAAGATATGAACAAACTTGCCTGCCTCTGTACAAGAATACAGCCCACGCATTTCTTTTCAATGGATACGTGGCCTTAATCATTCTTTTGCACCATTAAGATATTCAATAGCTTCATCAAACGAAACGTCCAGATTGTCCAAAATATCTTCCAGTTCAGTCACTGCATCCGATAGATTATCACACGCTTCATTAGAAGCCCAATACCGTTCACTATCCTGCAAACTTTCAGGAATATTATCACGAGCGTCTTCTTCATCATACTGAATACATTCAATGTCAGCTTTAATGATTTCAACATCTGTTACAATGCTTTTCAGACTATCCGCCAGTGCATTGATTCTTGGAATGATTTCATTGATGTCCTGAATAGATTTACGGATAGCTTTTCTACGAGTGTTATTCATTTTCAAATCTCCCTCAATCTACGATACCAAGCTTGCAAATATTTTTCGGATCAGTGATATAACCAAACGTCAACGTGTTTCGCAGATACCCCTTATACTCAAATCCACGGTCACGAGCTGCCAAACGACACACATCTCGAATCGCAGATTCTCTCGGCCAAGAGATGCCAGCCAGCTGATACTTCCACTGAAGGTCTCTCAGCTTCTGCCACTCAATCACAGGTTTCTTTTCATCCTCGAAACACAAACCATTCTTGACTGCGTATTCCAGCGCATCGCACCGTTTATTTTCTTCTGAGGTACACCTTCCCCACTCATTTTCCAAACGACGATATGCCCTATCAAACGGCGCTTGCTTTACTGCATCAATACCAAATGCTGCACCAATTAAACCCAAACCAAGTAACAATCCCATAATTCAAACCTCCAATCAACTTAAACGAACAATAGCTCCAAAGAAAATATAATATGACAACATAGCTGCTGTTAAAAAGGCTACTAGCGTCACCCAATCGCAATAGGCTTTTCTGATCAGTTTATTTTGTTCTTCAACCGTCATCTCTAAGCGTCTGATTTTCTCAATATATTCAGCTTCACTCATACTTTCCTCCACTAAAATCATTCTTTTATTAAAATTCATAAATAATATTTTTAATCAACTGAGTTACCGTGCAAGGAAAAAAAGAACAATCATACGGCAATTTCAAGTGAAAAATCTTTTGTTCTGCATCAGAGCTGGACTCTGCAAAGACGATATAGTCTTTCTTATACACCTTACAACCGTCATCGTATTGACCTGATACTTTGTACCAATTACCCATAAGCTCCTCCTAAAATATTACTTTTAAGCGTCTTTCTTTATCAGCGGACGTCTATGCGTCGCGTTCTTCAGCCAATCACCACAACTAGGCATCTCCCTACTCACTCTAAGATTACGACCACTCCCTATCGGACAAGCCCGGCGATAATCATCAGCAGTCTTGCAACCAAGAGATTCTGCTTCATCCAGAGCTTTTCGCACATAAGCCCATGTACTACCACCTAGATCAGAACACTTACCAATCACAGCAAGCACAAGTTCATCACCCATGCGCTCAACATATTCTGCTAAAGCCTTTTGACCAGTAGCACCGAGTTTCCCGATATTCTCTCGAAAAACATCCTCAACAGGTTTCGTCGTTGTCGTCTCATCACAAGACGAAGACGATATCTTATCTTTTTCTTTCTCTTTTTCTAGCTTGGTTTTGCTTGCGTTTGCTTCGTTTTGCTTACGCTTGCTTGATACGCCACCAGCTTTACCAGAAATCCTCTTACCTTCGATGTATTCGGCATCTTTAATTAAATCTCTCTTGATAGCAGGCCACACATACCGCTCATTTCCGTTGAGCTCAGGCTCCATTCCAGACGATTTGTATTTCATCATCGCCAGTACCAGACGCCCCACCTCAGCAGCACTAAGTGGTTCAAAGTAGCTCTCATAAGTATCCCAGATTTTAATATAAGTATCAGCCATAACACACCTCAAGAGTTTTCATGGCAGTCCACGCCATAATCAATCCCAGAGTAGTATTCATCATCCACTTCTTCATCCAGACCAATATAGCGAAGCGTAATTGCCTGACTACTGTGATTCAGACTATGCTGCAACCACGCAAGAGCTTTTACGTCATTTGGATGAGATGCAATAAACTGATATCCGAAAGTTTTGCGGCAGCTATGAGAACCAAGCTGGACAGGAAGATCTAACTCCTTACCAACTTGACGCATGATTCTGCCAAAAGAATCCACATCAAGCGGGTCGCCCATTTCTTTTGGATTTGCATCATACTTACGGAACACATCAGATTTACTTACACTTGTTCCACCGTTTGTTCTCATGGAGTTCTTCCAACTGCCTTGCCGAGACGGGAAGAGCCAATCGTCATAAGACAATCCATCAATATTGATATAAGTTTGAATACACTTTAGTGCCGGGACCGGAACTTTAAGAATGCGATACTTATTTGTTTTCTTTTCCTTAACACGAAGTTTTGCGTTAAAATTCACTACGACCTTTCCATTCATATCTGTAGCTGCTACATCAGAAACCTTCAAACGAAGCAAATCACTTGCTCTGAATCCTGTGCAACATCCTACATTAAACAAACACCAGTTGCGGTACTGACGTTTAATCCAAAAATATTCTGAAATACGTTTGATATCCTCTTTGTCTTTAATTGGCTGAACCGACCCATGATTTGCTTCCATACGAGTCAGGCTATAATTCTTTTTAACTACTTTCTGACTTTTTTCTTTGTTAGAAGAATCGTAGTCAGAAAAATCAAAAGCAACAGTATTTTCGATTTTCTTTTCGTTTTCAAGCGCACTCATCATATTCACCTCAAATTCCATACTTCAAGCAATACTTACCGTAAGATAATCCTTCAGCATCTGCCATTCTTACAATCTCAACAAATGTTGGTTTATGTTTCTTTTTATTCTTGCATCGAATGGATGCCTCATTTCTTATTATCTTACGACATTCATCACAATAGAGCTTTCCACATTTAGGGCCATACCATGTAATGCCACAGCGATTACACGTTATGTTTCCATATACCATCATAATTCACACCTCAAACTTGTCAATTTTCCAATGATGTCGATAGTAATTTCCAGAACTCCCACTAACAACGGACGCTTCACATGAATCACACCACGTTTCGTCCTGGTTCACACTATTTCCTTCCGAGTCCCGGCAATCCTTATAAAGTAAGAACATCTTTTCAGACAACTTCTCTTTATCTTTGTTAATGGTAATAATATTACTTTCCGCGTAGAAATCGCTAGAGTCGATACATTCGTATAAAATATGAATCGTCATTTTATGTACCTCAATTCTTTTCAAACAAATCGTTACGAACCTTCGGAGTAAACTGACGCGAGTCAAGCCGCTCGATAGCTGTCTCAAGCCGACCATGACCCCAATCATTGTTATTTCGATGGCTCATCGCAATCTCAATTAGAAGCTTTGCATCCTTAGCTTCTCTCCTCTTACGACGAGCCTTCTTTAATTCCGCCATAAGCTGATAACCTTGTGCTGCATTCACTGTTTTAAACTCAATTGCGTGTTCAATATCGGCAATTTCATCGCTGGCCGCAGTTAAATCACTGTAGACCTTGGTGTATAAATCATTGAGACTTCCCATTGTTTTGTCTGTAATCTCAAGATTTTTCTTCAACTCGGCCAACCATTTAGAATCTTCTATGTGAAATGCGTATGTATTTGGCTTTGCAGTCTGAACCGATATATTTGGACTCTTACTCGCCGCTTCAATTTCATCCATAGACTTCGGTGCGTAGTGACCATTCTTGTACCCGGCGGGAAGCTTATTGATTTCACAAATCGCTAGACCCTTAGATTCAAATTGCAATGCCAGATTGATATCACAGGTAGCGCAAATTCGACCTCCCTTCCGTTTCATAATATAGTTATGACCATTCGAGATTACATACATTACTTACTTTCCTGCTCTTTCATCAGCTCTTTAACCGCTTTCTTAAACATCCGCATAGCTTTGTCATTCTCAAGGAATACTTTTGTCTTGGGACTCGGAACACGACCATGAATACGCTTATACTGCTTCATCATGTTTTCCATCTTAGTGAATCCAATCTTGTTGTAAACCATACGATAGGTTTTATGATAATGAACAGTTTTATCACCAAGTTTTTGAGCCAGCGGTTCAATAATCGGAACCAGACGAGTTGCCGTTTCACTCTGCTTCTTGGGCTTTTCTTCCACAACTTCTTTAACTTCAACTTCAACCATAGGAGCATCGTTTACATTTACTTCAGGAGCTGCTTCAATAGTTTTCAAAACCGGACGAAGTTCATTCTGATTCTGGTGCAGACGTTCAATAGATGCTGCGTACATATCTGCAACAACAGCACCCATAATGGATTTCCAAGTGGAGTCCTCTTCGATAATATCAATCGTAGAGATTTTCCCACTACGATTCGTTCTCTTAATATACTTTGCACGAGCATCTTCCAAAACGAAACCATAATTACGATTCAGATATTCATAGATTTTGTGAATCGTTTCCTTATTTGTATAACCTTTAGTATTTGCAATCACACCAATCTTGCTATACAAATCTTTACGCCATTCACTCATTTCGTCCTGAAAAACATTGCGAGGAGTATAATTCTTAGCGCGAATCGCATTATCCATCTGCTTGTCCTTAATCTGATGAACACACTGAGATACGCTGCTGATTACATTCAGCGCTTCGTTGCTAGTAGCACGAGCTTCCTCAATCTGTTCACTAAGATCCTTACGAGTGGAATCAAGTTCGCTCTGAAGATTCTTTACACTATCAAACAAGGCGTGAAGTCTTACATCAATGAACTCCTTACTCAGTGCAGCATCCATCTGAGGAGTAGCCAGAACAGAATCACCACGCATCAAAGATTCCATAATGTCCCAGCAGAAATCCATAAACGCATCTGCCTTCGGCTGACGAGACAAACGACAGATTTCCATAACACCACGCAAACTGTATACGATATATTCACGTTCCTTCGTAATTCCGCCCTCAACATTCCTCAGTTTGAGGAATGTTGAAAGAGGGTCAAGACGATCCGTATTCTTAACATGGATGTTTTGAATTGCCTTATTAGGATTATTGTATTCAAGCGCCGTACCAATTTGTTCACGGGTCATGTAATACTGATGATTGTTGTCCTCGTATACATCCATACTCAATGCGCCGAAGGGCTTAGAGGTTATTACAGTCATAGGATTATTAGTAGTCATTTTTGTTTACTCCCTCCGCTCACTCTTTAATCATAAGTTGTTCTTTAGTCCAGCGCATCATCCTGGTGCATTCATCCGTAGACGTATTTTCCCAGATAAAGACTCTGCCTTCGCCAGAGTCTTTATCAATTTCCGTACAAGACAAATCAATTTGAACGCCATCTTCTCTCTGAAGATAAATATAAATTCCTGGATAATCCTTATAATCTCCATCAGCTTCAGCAACCAGTTTTCCGATGGGCGTATCGATTGCGAATCGCTTTTCATTCATATTACTTCTCTCCTAAAAGAACTGTTTTATCAAATCGTGACGTAATACCAGCCAGTGTATCTATCTACACACCCCATTCGTTTATCTTCTTCTGGGTCATAAAAACCAGTAGCAGATACTGACGCTCCAGCCTTTTCATCGATATAATCAGCAACACTCTGAGCATCTTCGTTTGTTTTGCATAGAATGTTCTCACCGTCACACCAGCGGTCACAACCTTCTTCTGGATAACAAGGCAAATTCCTCACAAAACGATTCCAAATATCAAAAACTTTATTTTCAAATTCACTCATACTATCACCTCAAGCCATTTCTTTTTCCATGTATTTCAAAGCGTTGGCAAGATATCTGAACTCCTTACTCTTGTGCATTCCATCAAACCACTGAGCAACATACCAGTTGCCAAGACAATCACAGCGACACTTCAATTTGCCAAACCTGAACTCCGGTCGTACCGTTGGCATCTTACTCAGCTTATTCCACAGGTTTAAAGCCTCTTCTCTATTCATTGGAAATGATATCCATGGCTCGTGACCATCGGTAAATTCAAGCTTCAAAACCATATCATCACCTCAAAACTGATACTTCCAAAACAGCTTCGCATTACCGGTAATGGTCTGCAAATAATAAATATACTCACTAAAGGAGCACACACCCTTCATTTTCATCTTGCGTGCTCCCACAGCTCGCGCAGCCACCTTCGGATCATAATCAACAGCGTCAATGAATGCGCTATCGACCATCTTCTGCTCAAACTCTTTAATCTTATTGACGTCCATATCCATTACTCCTCACACAGATTCTCAATTTTACGGGTTACTTCAAAACCTTGCCATGTCCAGCTCATATCTTTGTTTCCAACCAATGCAAACATCCCTTCAGGATCAAATGCAATCTGGAAATCAGAATAGTCAGAATAAGTTGCCATACATTCCTCTGCGTCCTTCCTTATGAAGTTCTTAGCTTCCTGTTCGTTCTTAAAGAACTCCGGCTCAAACGCTGCACCGTCAACGCTACATTCAATAACGCACCAAATCTCATTGTATAATTTCATTTTTTAAAACCTCGATTTTATTTAATTTTAATATTTATTTTGTTAAATAAATGTTTAACAGATTCTTCAATTGCATCAATAGACCAAACATTAGGATTACATACACCAAGAATTTTATCGCCAGAAGCATTATCACGCGCATCACAAAAATGCCACCAGCTATTATCGCCAGCATCATATTCATAATAAACATCCACATCAATTTCAGGGTGACCATCTACATGATATCTAATCTGATCTTTATCATTAAATGTATCCGGTTTGTATCCACGTCCATTCCATCTACATGGATTCATCTTAGAAATAAAATCTCTTGCGATCTCTCGTGCCGTCATATTCATTCTCCTTATTCTGAAATTTCATCAATATTATGACGATAACAATATTCGACTTTCTTCATCATATAAACAGGATCAATACTACAAAGAATAGTGTCACATCGCAGTTCGCTCCAATGTGTATTCAAAGGAAGTTTTTCTTTGCGACGATATTTATTATTCTTTGTTTTGTTATGAATCATTTTATCACGGGACATCCCCATCCAAATATCAGGTTCCCATTTGTTTTGCCAGACACAAAGATAGTCTTTTCCAATATAAACATCGTAATATTTTTGATGTTCGTTTTCCCCGTATTTCCAGCTATATTTCAAATTACTCATATCTATTTCCATTCATATCATTATCTTATCTTCACTAAGCGTTTCGGTTTTCATACGTTGTATAGACAAGCTCTGTCGGCTTACTATAACACGTTTTCATCCAGTTAAGTTCTGCATCACGCAGCTCTTTTGTTGGATAGATTTCATGACCTTTGTATGTATCGCCGTACATAAAATGCCTGACAGAATATTCAAGATGGTAATACATTATCGTTTTTCCAACTCCTCACACACTTTTACAATGATAGCCAAACCTGTACGCCGAAAATCTGCATTGTAAGGATTTTGTGCTTGAACATCTAAATGGTACAGCAATTTTTCCAAATCAGAGCTATATTCAACGCCTGCTGTTTTACAAAGGACCTCGGCCATCGCTTGAGTGTCATATTTCATAATAAAACTCTCCTTTTACACACTCACGTTCTCGTAAACCCAACCGACGCCTTTACTATGGAATTCATCCACCCAAAGGAACCAATCATCTTGTGTAAAGTTACCAACTGGGAAACCTCTCCAATTCTGATCAAGAACTAATTCTCCACGTTCATTTTCCGTCCATGCAATATCAGTATTCTCTCTCCAAAGACGTTCAACAAACTTATCACAGTCCTCTTTATTCCGACTCATTTTGTGCATCCACTGTGCATCCGAATATGAATTATCAATAGGTTCTGCAACAGCACACGGGCAATTCTTACATGATTTTTCAATACAAGAAAAACAAGGACCGTTATAATAGCTCATAATTTACACCTCACTAAAATCAACATTAGCTAATACTTCATTACCATATTCAACAAGCGCATTCCTAAACCAGTTTTCATTCTTTTTCCACCACTGCTCTGCTTGCTGCGGAGTCATTTCAATTCCATTGTCTTTTGCAATACCAATAATATCATCGGTACACCAACGTGTTTCTGCAAACCAATACTGATTTACGTCATTATCCTTTTCCTGTTCGTCTTCAATATAGTTAGGGCAATAGTTGGTGTAGAAATCCACATCAAAAAGTGTGATAGTCATATCATTTCCGCTTAATTCACGTTCAACGTCAGCTACTTCTTCTCTGAGATACAGCTCAGACATAATACCGTCTTCATGTTCCTGAATCCATTTCTCTGTAATATTGAACTTTTTCGCCAGTTCATCAACCTCAAACACCCATGTGCCATAATTTGTATTCTTAGTGCCATACTCTACCATATAATCAGCAATCTGACGTTCCATCATGTTGTCATCCATCTTTATTTTCCTCCTAAAATTCAACGTTTATCAAAGTTATAAGTGACCGTCACAACCTTTTCTGCATCACCAATACGGCATCGATCTTCCCTCAATGCCTTTTCAAGACCATAGCTTACACTGTATGTGATACCGTTTTCAAACACGTCAGAACCGATAAATCCGAATGTTCTGTCAATCTCCTTCCATTCTCCGTGTTCTTCTCGATAAAGCGTATATCCATAGTTCTCACCGGAAAGATAATCGCTATAAGTCTTTACCTCATCACGCATGATTCGTTCTGCTTCATTTTTGGTACTATCAGAACCATCCGTAATAGCGGTCACAATCCAGCCAACATTACTATCGTCCCATGAACCTCTGAACTGTGTATCGCAATCCATGGACAAGCCAGAATGGTCATGCAGCCAAAGAGGAAGCCATGCAATATACTTATCAAGAAGAATCTGACAATCGCGAATCGAAAACTCACCAGTAACGTATGTAACAATCTCGTTATACTTCAAACCAACATACATCGGGTTTACCGAAACCTTTTCATTAAAAAGAGTTCCAATACCGCAGATGGCATATCTTTTTTCGTCGCTATAATTTTCATCAACAACGACACATGTATCTTCCAGCTTCATATTAAAAAGCGCATCAAGAACTTCATCATCATAACAATATTTGTAAACCAGGTTATTCCAAAACTCTTCCGGTGTTTTTGCATCAACCTTATCGCCCAGATTGTATCGAGAATGGAAACAGGCCATTACAGAATCGTGGTCATCCCACCAACGAGGATTATTATCCGCTTCATTATCGCGCTGGATATGCAAGCAATACAGATTATCGCCGTAAGTCCACTTTATTATTTCGTTGTCATAACAATACAGAGCAGTCATGTTTATTCTCCTTGAAGTTTATTCATACCAGTAAGTTTCTTTATCGTCTTCATCGATGTCATCATGATTTGCAGCTGAATAATCTACGCCATCAATAGTGACATATTCTTCGTCGAGTTCATTCACGGCATCTGCAGTAGATTCCGACACCTCGATATCAAAAATCTCTTTTGTTTCCGTATTCACCTTGCATTTCGTAGTGACTTCAAAGCCACCGTCCCAAACAGAAGTAAACATGGCATCTTTAATATTTTCAGGGTATTTCGTATCAACCACTTCGCAAATTGCAAAATCCCAGTTTCCATCGCCAAGCTCAAAATGAGCGTCCGTCACATAGGCACTGTCATTGTTGATTTCAAAATCAACTTCTGTTTCTCCGCCAGATTGACTCACGATTTGCTCAACACGTTTTCTCATCTCTGCTTGAGCCTCATCAAGAGTTTCAAAACAATCAGGTTCGAAAATTTTCCGTTCGTTAACAGCGATCAAAATATAGTTTTTCATATCTAAAATCTCCCTTTTATAAAATGATTCCGTAATTCTTCATTTTTTTGATTGTTTCAATAGACTTTTTAATTCCGGTTGCTTTGCCATAATACCATGTCATTTTCTCTTCATCGCCTTCTTTTTGTGCAGTGTAAGCAATATCTTGGCAATAAGAATATTCGTCCTTTAAGGCATAGATAATCTTTTTAACATCATTCATATTCATTCACCTCTTATGCACTAGCCTTTTCTTCAAAAGCGTCCCAATCAGACCAAATCTTATCGACCTCTCCGTTCTTAAAACCATTTTTATAATCGGTAAACTCAACATAATAGTTGCTCGTCCACTCGTTCAAAGGATGCTCATAAAAGGCTGCGACTCCACGCTTTGTTTCAACGACAAAACTATCAACCAGAACACCCTCAACGTAAGCACCAGTATATTGTGCTTTATTCTGGTGCATCCAACGGTTAAGAGCACCTGCATTAAGATAAAACCGTGTCATATCTCATTCTCCTTTACTCTGCAATCACCATAGCGAGAACCGGCTCATCGGAATCCTTCAACTGAAGTTCCAGGATATCGCCATCATCCACGATTTCACACTTGCTTAGATAATCCTGAAGGAAGAACATCTGACATTCCTGCCAAAAGATTTCTTTCGGATCTTCGTTCTCATCTACGAATACATTCTTATGATGGAACGATTCATTCCAAATCCAGCCATCACCATCAAAACAAGCGTGAACTTCTCTTAAATCCCACATGATTAAACTCCGTAATTCTTATTCAAATCTTCAAAAAGAAGATCTCGAATTTCATCCATATGATCTTCGTCAATTTCATACGGCTTATAAATCATAATGCCGTAGTCCATAACAAGATACATAACCGAATATCCATACGAGTTTCCATCATCTTCTTTATATCTAAACTCTGCACAGCCAAATTTGTGATCTTCTGCATATTCGTTTGCAATTAAAACCCACATAATCAGTCCTCCCAAAAGTTGAGTTTCTTTTTGATTGTCATCTCAATTTCATCTTTATCACCGTCAGATAGAATCTTATTATCGTACTCGGAATAGCAAAACATAACGCTACGGCCATTATATTTATACATAACCATTGCTGTTTTTAATTGTTTGTCACGAAAAAAGGTTGCGCACCCAATCCCATATTTTTTAGAATATTCATTTTCAACTAAATCCCACATAGTTAATCCTCTACAAAAATCCCTTTCTCTTTCAAATAGGCTTTTAAAATATTCTCACACGTTTTCTTTTCTAGCCGAGTGCTCACTTCTAATAGACAATAAAAGAACTCAATAGAATTTGTATCTTCATATATTTTGAACATAAGTGTTACACACCCAAGCTTATCAATATCGTAAAATACAGCATATCCAATCTTGTTATCATTTGAATATTGACATTTAGCTAAAACCCACATTTTATCACTCCTCCGCATTCCTTACCGTAACATAATCAATATCTATCGGATTCGGATTGTCAGGTTCGATTTCTCCGGCAATAAACCTATCTTTTGCAATCTCATAAGCATCATCTTTATTGTCTGCTTCAACAAACGTTGTGTAAGTAACACTTGTTTCAATAGTAACGTAATAGCCGTTCATTTTATACTCCTCCAACATTCTTAAATCCATAAAGGCTATAACCTTTATATTTGAAATACCGCATCGCTTTGTTAATCTGAGAAGAGCTTGCTGTCGGATGACTTTTTAGGTATGTATTCTTATATTCGCACAGCTTTTTATACTCGTCACTTTCACGATAGGTTTTCAGTTTCTCACAATGGTCGTGGCAACCAGGATAACGATCCGGTGCCACACAGTAACGACAAGGATCAGTCATTTTCTGCTACCTCATCAATCCATTCTTTAATTTCCTTCCACGAATTAAAATACATCGGAAGGCTACTCCAATTACAACAAATACGAATATCACCATTAGAGCTTTCAAGTTCATCAACCCAATATCCATTACATTCCAACTTTTGTTTAATCTTTTCTACTCTACCAAGAGAGCTAAATACATCTGCGATGCAGTTACTCCATGCGTCGTTTTCAGGTACATTACAATCAAAATTTTCATTAAAGCACTCTGCTAATTCTTCTGCATACTCAATCGCTTCATCGTAAGAATAACCATATTTTTCTTCAATCAAGTCAATATTAAGTTCAATCTGGTTTTTTGCATCGCTGATACGATACTGAAATTCTCTATAGCGGTAAGCTGCTTCAATCTGTTCAGGTGTCATCTCCCAAGAGTTCCCATTCCAGCTAGTCACAACAATCTTATTTTCGTTATTCATACTGCAAACTCCTTTTCTCTCGTAAACTTAATCACCAGCGCATTCACGTTGGCTGCTTCCATCGTGCTCGCTTTCGCATCTTCATGGTTTCCTGCTCTAAGGAACACAACAGACTGGTCAATCAGTTTTCTGCGGTAGAAACTAAGTGCTGTGAGAATCACTTTCATATCTTTGTTGGTCATACTCAAATCTCCTTATCGTATTCGTACCCACCACCACAACGATTCTGAAGATACCAAAGAGCATCGTTTTGCGTTTCGTGACACGACACATGATAATTGAATCCGTAAGAATCATAGATAGCCAACTGATATCCACGTTGCACTGGAGCACCGTAATAAGGATGCATCATAACTTCACTAATATAAGCCGTATTCTTCGATTCCTTGCTCTTATAAACTTTCATAGTGTAATCTCCTTTTACATCATTTCGTAATAGTTATTGTAATATTTGAAAGATTTATCTGTTCTTTTATCTTCGTTGCATACAATCTTTAACGGAACCCACTTCAAAACAGTTGGTTTTCTTCTGTACACTTCACGTAAAGATAAGGTTCTACAAACATCAATGCGATCAAAATACCATTGATTGTCTTGATAGCTGTAATAACATGAAAGGTCAACATACGTTCCGTATTCTGTACCATCACTCATAAAAACAATACACGGAACGGAAAGATATTTTGATTCTCCTAAAATCCCAAAATCAAGTTTTGGTGGAAGTTCGCTTTCTGCATCATGAATATATTTCGTTGGAATCATAGAAAATTGTCTTTCTACTCTTTCGACGATATCCAAATAGTATGGATCGGAAAATAACGGACGATTCTTTTTATACTGTTCAAATGTCATAATGTAACCTCCTTAGTCATTGTAAAAGTCATTAAGTAATTCTAAACGACACTCTTGTTCTTCCTCCTCTAACAGATCATAATATCGGTCCAAATAATCCTGTTCGTAATCTCTGATTTCTTCTTCGAGTTTTTGCTTTTCTTCTTCGAGTCTTTGTTTTTCTTCAAAGAAAGCATCTATTCCTTCTTCGATAGGATTATCTCTTAATGGTTTCATTAGAATCTCCTTAATCATTGTAAAATATCTGTTTTATTCAATTGAAACGTAATACCATCCGGTGTATTCATCTGTGCATCTATCTATTTCATCTTCCTTTGGATCGTAATAGCCCGTTACTGAAACATTTCTACCAACAAGAAGATCAATAGCATTAGAAATATCGTTTGCGTAATATTCATCTTTTGTAAAAATGCTTTCTCCATCAGTCCAAATAATCTCATTGTCAAGTGAATTATTCACATAATTCGTCAACCAATTCCAAACACGTTTTGGATCAAACATATTTTCACCTCATAAAAGCATGATTTTACTTCACTCTTACGCAGAAATCATCGTCATAAAGTCCAAACGATACGATTTCTTTGCCGAGTAAATCTTTATGCTTTTCTTTTTCGTCCATAAATTCAAAGATTTTGGTTCGTGCATTATACAGACGATTCAAACTATTGTCGTTGATGATGATATATTTATTCCAATCATCAAACAGATTAAGCAATGTCCTCACTTTCATAGTAATATCTCCTTTTGCTCTCATGTGTATATTCGTTCATGCTTTTGCATTGGTAGCGGTTATGTCTGCCCTAGTACCGCTAATCACCTAGCATTTATTCGTTTACACCACCCAAACTTGACTTCTTATGTAACTTTCAATGTCTACCGGATAACCATTACGCCGGATATACTGACACAGAACACGCTGCACATCTTTGTTATCACCGTAATCCATGGCGATTGAAATATCTTCACCGTGAACGCCTACACCCAGACGCTCATACTTTCTGACTTCAAGATAGAAGTCATGTGCGCTGTAATGTCTGCCGTCTTTGCGATCAAGAATGGAATCAACAATCATTAGCCAACCCATCCTTCTTCAGAAGCCATATATCCCTCATCAGTAAGAAATTTATGGAAATCCTCGCTTAAAATCTGGTTGCCATAATAGTTCGTAAATACTCTTGCGACATCTTCACCAGACATTTCACAGAGAACGTCCCACATCTTTTCTTGCATATCAGTCATTTTCTTCCACCTCATAATACTGAAAAACACAGTCGTACATCATATTCCCCGTAATCTGATCCACGAATTTTGCACAATGCAAGTTCATCGTATACCCATTTTCATCACACCATTCAGAAATAATTTTTGTAGTCAACGGTGTTACAAAAACATAAAGGTCAGACATATGATGATAAATTTCTGCTTTCGGATATCCGGCATCCAAAAGCCGTTCAAGCAACGTCTTACGCATTTTCTTCCAACTCCTTTACAGTTTCATCATCCCAATGGAACCCACGCTTTTCATAAAGCGGAATCCAATGAGCCTCATAAAAGTCGTAGCCACAACCATCAATACCAAAGACATACTCAAAATCTTCCTGTTCGTAGATACGGAATCCGCAATCTGCCATTTCCTGAAGATGATTTTCAAGCCACCAGTTATCGCAACTGTCGCTAAACTGCCACATCGTGCCCCACATAGGAAAGAAGTCGTCACGCTCGACTTCAAAATCATCTTCTCTGACATCAATCTCCTCGCCAGTACCATCAAGACAAATTTTGTAAGTGTTGTCATCTTCGTTGTAGCTCTGAATCTCACCATTTTCGCCATAGTGGTCACCACTAAAGATATAGACACGATCACCACAAGACGGCGGCGTGATTTCAGTAATGCCTTCACCATTCTCTTCCAAATCGACCTTGGCGAGCTTTTCAATAACGCTCTGAGGAATCGCGTTAAATTCCTGAACCCATGCGTATGCTGCGTCTTTCTTAGTTTTATACATAGCCATAGTTGGATCTCCTTTTCTTGCGTATCCTGTATTATATAGCTGAACGGTAAAAATAAAAGTCCTCTAACGGACTGCCTTTCTTAGCTACATAATACAGGATACTTATAATTTTGTCAAGCACTAAAATGTAGATTTTATTAACGTCATGTTTTAGCGCGTTGATACGTTGTTTATTCATGACTGTTCTGTGAACATCAATCATTCACTTCATCAGGCCGTGCCCACAGAACATCCTCTATGATGTCATCATAGATGGTTTCTGTTCCGTTGCTGTTCATAATCAACGTGACCTTCTGACCATCTGCCGGGGTTTCTTCCATGGAACTGTAAGAATACACCCATTCCTCGCCGTTCTCATCAACAACATGGATTGTCTTGATTCCGTTGCGGAATGTCTCGATTTCATCCACACGACCAGCGAGGATATAACGGTTCTGTAAACGAGTTTTCATAGGCGCTGCTGCGTTAGCGGTCATACAGTTTGCCAGAATAGAAACACCAGCCACGACCGTAGCCAGGATAACGGACAGCTTATTCTGAGTAAGTTTCATTTTCTACATCCTCCCTTTTAATGATCCCAACGGCATACAAAAATACCGTCAATCCAAATGGAAATACTTGCACCGTGCTGAAACCATTCAACAGCCTCACGATAAATGTTAGTGATAACACCGGTTTCATCGTTCATGAAATACTGACCTCTTTTCATTGTCGCTTCTCCTTTACTAAAATACTGATTTTAGACAAACAGCTTTTTACCAAAGCATTTTGGAATCTTTTCAAGCGGGAAAACAGGCTTACGAAACGTGCGCCAGTTGTTGATATAATCCCAAGCATCTTCTTCCGTGTAGCAAATCTGATGACCGTCATAGATTGTTCCATAATACATCACCGCATCACTACCAATGCGGCGAATACGGTCGAAATTCTTTACTTTACATACACGCCACATCGCTCTTCCATGACAGTCCCAACCTTCGTTGTAAGGAATATACAGTGCATCCAGACCTTTGAAGATTTCATTACGTTCACCAGTCCATTCCATACAAACATCTCCTTTTCTAAAACATATCTTTTATTCTGACGGCATTCCAAAGACTTCAATATAAGCTTTCTTGACTGCCGTTGTGATATGCGAATCATGTACGTTGTACTTATCGTACCACCCACAAATCGTACCAGAAGTGTACACATACCTGAGTAAATCCCATGCGATCCGGGTCAACAGGTCATTATACTTATGCTCTGCAATGACGCTCTTGACATATTTCTGCCAAGCGTCTGCGTTAGTCGTTTTCACATACTGAAAGCGATTAACAATATCAGGATAAACAGGACCAAGCTTCATCTTTGCCATATCCATTCTCCTTTACTCAAAGTTCTTACAAAGACCCAGACCGCCACATTCACGAGGTAAGCGCCTGAGTGCATCCCTATGAGGGCAATCTAGCCTTTCGCAATACTTGCAGTTTGCATTCTGCCGTTCCTGCTCTACAAAGAAATCCTTTGCACTTTTCATGTCACAAAAGTAATGACCCTGATCCCATGTGTAGGAATCCGGGTCAAAATGCCATGCAACAATGTAGGGCTGATAGTGATTCTTCTTGTAAAACAACGCCGTATAAGCATTGCCTACTTCAAGAATATCAATATCTTCTCTGTTCATCAGTTCAACCATCCCTTCCATTCTGCCACACCCACAGCAACAGCACCAATAACGAAAACCCACATCATGGGCGCAATACATCCGGCCTGATAAGCCGAATAGCCAAAGAGCATCAAGAGACTTTTCATTTCAATCTTCCTTTCTTATTCCATCCAGCTTTTCGCCGTACTGACATAATCAACACCAGCGTCTGCCAGGGCTTCCTGATAGATTTTCACAAGTTCTGTGTCACCAAACGTTATGGCAACATCAAGAGCTGATTCAATAGCAATAATTGCCATAATAAATCTCCTCTTTTATTGTGTGATGTGTTTTCATTTTGCATATTCTTCGTTTTATTTGTATAATTATGCAAAACAAGGCATAAAGAAAACGCCTTGCAATAAATTCACAAGACGTTGTTGCTGGAGTATGAAGTTCTTAGGAATTGTAGGTATAACCTTCAATCAGTTGCACAAGTACAGCTCTTTTCGTTGTTCCCTCTTGCTCAATTTTTGCGGAAAAATCCTCAAAAAGCTTTTTGGGAATTTTGATTGCAAGCTGACTATTCGTTTCCATTCGCTTTTGATATTCGGTTGCATAGTTACGATCTGCCATAGTTGCACCACCTTTTGATGCAATTATAGCAAACTTTTCACTCTTACGCAAGTTCTGACCACTTGAAACAGTTGCTGACATGATTCACCTTGCCTTTCTACCAGAAGGTACAGGGAAAACAGGCTCAAGAGGACGCATATCACCACGGATTTTTCCAGCACCGCTGCCGTCCATGTACTCTGCAATCTTGCCATAGACCTTCTGAGGCCGTCTGTTCATCTCGATAGTTTCCCCATAGATCAAGCTAGAGGCATTATTGTACTCTTCCGGAAAGGAATCGTTGCGAGTGCGGAAAGCCTTAGTGTGTTTTGCTGCCTTCTTGCTCTTACGATTTGCACTAGCAGACCCAGTGCCAGCAAAACGTGCTGCATAACGTCCAGCCTTCTTGCGTTCTGATTTCACTGCCATATCAAAATGCACAGTCTCAGGATTTACGCCAACAGGTTCACTTCTGATAAAGTTAACGACAGTCTGATTATAAGACTTCTCCCACGGAACCAGGCCCTTACCAGAACGCCAAACCATGCCGATCTGATTCACTCTGACGACTGCGATAAAACGCAATCCCTCTGCGGTCTGACCATAGTATGCATTAGACGGCACAGAATGACCGTCAAACTTAATCTGACGGTCTGCATAGTTCTTGCACAGGAACTTTTGCATAGTATTCCCTTCTTTCGATTGATAGTGACGGCATTACTGCCGTGTTGGTAGTGGTTACGTCTTCCCTAGTACCACTAATCGCCTAGCATTTATGTAGAGCTCTTGCGTGTTCACGATGGTTATATGGTCCACTTACAGGGTCTCTTCTGCGCTGAAGTCGTTGGTGAAGTCCTTGCTCTGAAGGTCTGCCAGCTTAGTCTGAGCAGATTCCAGGCTCTTCTTGACGTCTGCCAGATCCTTTTCCATGCCCTGAACAGCCTTCATCTTCTTTTCCAGAGTTTTTGCGTTGGTATCTTTCTTGCTCTTGAGGGAGTCCAACTCCTTCTTAGCACTAGACAGCACTTCTTCTGCATTCTCAACACTCTTAGTAAGGCGCACAACCTTAGAGGACAGCTTGCGGACACTTGCACGGCGGTCACGCTCTGCCATAGAAAGCATAGCAACACCGCTTGCGTTAGCACTAAACCATGCTTCGACCCACTTTACAAATTTGGTCTGAGATTCTGCTTCCGTGTCATAGCCGTGGCCTGCGGTGGTAGCAGTGAATGCACGCACCTTGCCCACGCTCTGCTCAATGAACTGCTCAACAGTGAAGGTTGCAAAGACGTCATTGACTTTGAAGCTGTCGCCCATGATAGCGGTGGTAAGGCTTGCCAGATCGTTGAAGTAGAAGGTTTTAATCTTCTGAACAGAGTCCGCGTCTGCGGCATAACGTGCCAGCAAATCAGCATCCAGATAAACCGCACGGACGGCCTTGCAATAGGTCTCGTACTGCTCTGCGGTGATACCCTTCAAGCAGTCTCTGCCCAGAGCCTTCTCAGAGGTGTTGACTTCCTTGCCACCCTTCTTGAACAGGGCAACGGCGGCACCGGTGGTGCGGTTCTTCTCTGCGGCTGCGGTAGCGTTGAAGTTGATAGCGGACAGAATGGTAGTAGTAGACATAGTATTTTCTCCTTTGTTGTGTTATAATGTGTGTACGGACTTCTTGCTATTATGAGCAAGCCAAGTGCTACAGACAAAAATCCAGGTTCTGCCTGTAGCCTATGGTTCGCCCACGATGGGCAAATATGTATGCTGTAAAGCATGGTTTACCCTCTGTCTGCCAAAACAGCCCTTCAACCATGCTTGCTATTATTTAATTGTCACGGAAAACCGTCTATTTCTGCTATTGTCTGCGACACGTCCAAACTTTTGAAGTCCAAACAAAAAGCGCCAAACTTTTGAAGTCCAGCGCCGTCAATTGCGTATCTTTGCAAAAATATTCTGTTTTCTCAACCATGCAAGGTTGCATTGTACCGCTCAAAAGTAACAAGCTGATGATTTACATTTGAAACGTTGCCTAAAACATAGGTTTTAGGATTCTTTCAAAACGGTTATATTGTTTTTATCCTTCCAGCGCATTCCGTCAATCTGAAATCAGTTCCGACCTGTTTTGCAAGGTGAACTACTTGAACAAGTACGGATTCCAACCGCCTTGCCCGCCGTGCCATTTGTTCAACCGTTCGACTGATTAAAGGGTTGATTTTGTGTGTACACGTTCAAACCGTCATACCCTTGTACCCGCCTATTAAGCGTGGTGTTTTGCATGAGCGCCGTTCTGTACTATTTGCTTTTGCACTTCCTTTCGTTCGAGGAACGACCGCTTACTATTTGACGATTTATCGGGGAACTTTCCCGCGCCGTCCGACCGCGCGTTGTTCGGGAACTTTCGTCTAGTCCGTTCCCGTGCCTATACTCTACCACGTCTAGTCCATGCCGTCAACCCGTCTAGTCCACTTGTAACCTTTTTGTAACCATTTTTCCAGCAATTACCAAAATAGCCTGATCTCTCGCGCGCGCGTACCTATTAGAGTCCCTGGTGTGCGCCTGGGCGTGTGTGTGCGCACGCGCACACGGGTACATTATAAAGGCAAATGGTAGAATTTGGCAGAATAGTTACAAGAAAGTAACAAGAATGAAATGGTTACAAAAGAGTTACAAAAAATATTCAATCGAACACAAAAACGCAACTAATTTGCATATTCAATTCCCGGCTGAAATAGTTAAAACTTTTTAGTTTTTGTTTTTACTTGTATCAGATAGCACAAACGCGCCAAAAACCATGCCTTGTCCTTGCCTGTTGAGTGCCGGAAAATGAGCATTTCCAGCACTCAAGCCGTGGGGCGTACTTTCCATTTTTTAGACGTTCCCGGCAGCAGGAAGAAGCCCCAGTACATCTTTCTTATTCATCCTCAAGAAATAACGATTTATCGTAATATTTTACACATTATTTTATCTTCAATTCCCAATAATTCCATCAATATCTCTCCTATTGGCAGCCAACACTACTACTTTTTATCCTTCCCAATCTGTCAATAAATTATTTATTGACACCTTTCCAACCAATCCTACCACCCCCGGGATACACTTTCCCCTGACGAAAACACTCCAAAATACACCCCCTATAGCTTCTCCCACACATACCCACAAATTCATCAATTTCCATCAAAAATACCTAAAAATGGCTTAAAATCGCTATTTTTCAATCGGTAAACCATTCGGTAACTAGCTAGAATTTAACGTATTTGCGTTATATTTTGGCTAGTTTTTCTTTTTATTTGTACCTTTTTATCCTTATTTTGTTTCTTTTTGACCCAATAAAAGCCGAAAAAGCTAGGATTTATGCGGGTTTTTCCGATGTGTACCCGAAATGTACCGAAAATAACCATTCTTCGGAGCATAAAATACCTATTTGTACCCATCTGTACTCCCCTATCACCATAAATGGACTAATCTGGCATCTAAGCAGCACTCTCAGAGACTCTAAAGACCTACAAGGAGCATGATTGTAGCCTCTGGCAGCTTATACTGAACATACAGGGTATCTGGATGTCCTTCATAGAGAACAATACTCCCAGAAACATACCTTATTTTAATAGGCGCTAGAAATATCGGTATCCTGTGTTATGTAGCTATTGAATTTTTGGCAATCTCATGGTATAATGAGTGTAGATAGCTATACAACACAGGATACTGTTAAGGAGATGATATTGGGATGTTTGCGATGGATATTTATAGTAGTCTTCCAGACAGGGCGTGGAGAGGGATCTCGCGTCTGCGGACGCTCGTAGGTTTACTCAAATTGAATCTATGTCGCTTACGCGCCATAGCTTCAAGTCGAGTAAACCATTAAGAGATATTTTGTGATAGTTGTACTTGGACTGACGACTATGTATCTTCATACTTATATATAATACAGACTCGTCAATCCAACTAAATTGAGTAGGAGGTTACATGGACAAGAAAAAATACGAGATTACATCGGAGATAGCAGGTAAATTGAATGATGGTCAGATTTTTTCTAATTTTTTAGAACTATCTACTTATCTTAATGTGTTTGGCAAAAATGGAAAGCCACTAGATGGAACTAGCAAAAAACACTTCCTTGAAGAGTTAAATCGATTCGTTGAGTTTAAAAAGGAAGGAAAGCGTTTTATCATTGTAAAGATTCGTTCAGACAATGAGGTGCTTCCTCCTCTACCAACAAGAAATAAAGGAAAGTTTTCATTGCGTCTGCAGAACCAGATTGCTTACCACCTACTTAAAGAATGTGATGGAAGTGGTTGGATGGAGTTCTTTTGGACGCCAGCCGCAATACTACGAGCGTGTGGAATGACCAATAAGAATTTTTATCAATATCCAGAAGACCTACATGGTGAGGATACCTTTTGGGCTGAGATAGTTGGTACACCATTAGAAAATATTGCTCGTGAGCAAATGGATGAGTTCAGAGAGAATTTAGCAGCGGATGCTGAGACGTTTCAGCATTGTACGAAATCTACAATGGTTGGGTACATTGAGTCTGCACTTAAATCCATGGCAAAAAACAAAGAAATATTTTTTGAGGACTGCCCTGCCGTGTTTATAAACCATGACCCAGAAGAATACCATATTCCTTCTGAAGACCAAAAAGCCATTTATATGAAGATGTATACGAATGTGCTTCATGAGTTTTACACATCATCTGGACGAGTATGTCAGAGTGAACAAGACGTATTTTTGACCGGACGACTTCATGAGTTCTATGAAGAACTAGATAATAGATTCAAGGAAATTTTTACATACGACCTAGCACGACCAATGTATCATATTACGATTGAGCCGAACTCGTTGAAGCGATCTGCGGCACGGACGGAATATAAATTGCAACAGCAAAGTTTTCACGAGATGAATGATGCTATGTGTGAGAATATTCCAACGCTTTCTACCGTCAGAAGAGGTAGAGCGGTGTTGGAAGAAAATCCAGAATATTATAATGATGCTTCTCAACCACCGTTTCGCTTTGTGCATAGACAGTTAAGTGATGAGGTTCTTCAGCTCTTTATAGATGGAATGATTCGTGTTCCTGCGAATTCTGGAATTCCTCGTGCTGGATTTAAATGGTATGGCTCTTATAAAAGATAAGGAAGAAGGTTGAACGTAATGAATTTTGATAACCCCTACTGGATTGATTTAAAGGTAACGTATGAGTATTACCAAGCTGCTGGCCGCTTACCAGAATTCCACAAGAAGCATGTCTGTACAAAATGCCAATATGAGATCCCGTGTTTCACTACTTGTGATGAGGTGCGATGCAAATGTCAAGAGTTTAAGCCTAAGACTGTGCGGAAGGGTGACAAGTATTTACATATCAATGATTTCATGAACGATGTGGCTGCATTTGAGGCTGGCCGTACAAATTAGAATTAAATAAGAGTTTGTGTGGCTCTTATTTGAAATATAAATACATATTAAAAGAGAGAATACATATGAGTGAAAAGGATATTTGTGAAAAAGCTTCGGAGCTACTAAATCTTGAACTTTCAAAACTGCTTAGTGGAAAGTATTTTGTTAAGCAAATCGCAACAGAACTTGACCGTCGTTATAACGTTTACGATAAGTATGGTCATATTTTGATTGAGTCTCCTATTGTATTGTATTCTTGCACAATTAAAAATAATAAAACTGGCGATGTAAGTCATGTTGATGGAGAGCTCGCAAAACGAATTTATGATAAATATATTGATTGTATAAATTTGGTTAAAGAAGGAGATTAAGAAATGCGTATTCAGATTGGCAAGTACATTATAAAGAACTGCGATGAGCGGAATCTCATTATTATTGAGCAGCGGCCAGCTGGCAAGAATCCAAAGACTGGTGAGATGGGCACCGGCGTAAAGGAGGTTACGGTTGGCTATTACCCGAACCTTGAATGGGCTTTACATAAGATTAAGGATTTGAATATTTCCGAGAGTGAAGCTGATACTGTGGATGTCTTGCTGGCAGAACTTGAACAGATTGACGAGACAATTCGTTTGGTAGCTAAGGAGGTTAAGTGATGGATAAGTTTATTAACGCAACACACTTGATTCAGACATTGGAAGATACAAAGCCATTGATTGATAACAGTCCTGTTTCTGCTTTTCAGAAAACTGTATGCAAGATGACTTTGAATGGGGCAATTCAATACATGCAAGAAGAGATGGCCGCTGGCGGTGAGTTCCGTCGAGTGGTTCACGCCCACTGGATTGAACATTTTGAAGATTTTGGAGAAAGCTTCTTTGTTGAATGTTCGGCTTGTCATTCTAGCAAAAATGTCGATGAATCAAAGTTTTGTCCTGACTGCGGAGCTGTTATGGACGAGGAGGTTAAGTAATGCGTACTTACGAGGATGTTGATGCGGAAATTAAGTATTTAATTCGGGATATGAATTATGCCAGCCTGACTCGCCGGGAGTACGAGGCTGCTGACGATATGCTGGATGAACTCTATCAGGAGCGTGAACGACTTTGGCTCAAGGCTATGGAAGATGGCGAGAGCTGCTATCTATAAAAGTCTGCTTTTATATTTTCCCTTTAGCTATACATTACAGGATACATTTAAGAAGAATACGGAGGTGACTGCCGAATGGCAAAGCAGCAAACTTGCCAGAAGTTTGTTTTTAAGATCCATACGAAGCGTCTGGTTGAAGCAAAATGGGATTTAACCCTACCATTGGATGAAGCCAGACGAAACCACGAAATCATCTCGCTGGCTGATAGCACTGTTCTACGATGGATTGATGAGTTGAATGGTGTTACAGATGCAGAGGCTAAGGCACGGAGTATCAAGCGTAGAATCAAGATGCTGCGGAATGAACCCTCTTGCTTAGAGAACCGCCGGGAGATTCGGAGGTTGTATACTGAGCTTGATGCAGTTCAGTTCAAGCCGGATTATATGTGTCTGGTGGTTGACAAGAAGAATGATTACCGCCGGGCACGTTCTCATAAGGGGTTCAAAATCAATGGGATTACATATCGTCGTTTAGTTGGAACCACCGGTGGTGTTAAGAATAGTACGATTGTGTTTGTGAGCGACCGTCTTATTGATGAAATCCGCAAACGAATCGATAATGGCCGTAACAAGGGAATGGAGTTTATTCCGGCAAAGCTGGAAGCATATCGGGCACTCGCCTGCTCTGCATCCATTCCGGTCACTAATCCAGACGGTGTGCTGGTCGTAGACGATTGTTTCACTCATTTCAAAGACCATGTAATCGTTCTGGACGATGGAGCATCCGGTGAGCCTACGATGGTCGAGGATATGGAACATGAATGTGAATTATGCGCCAGCGATGGCTTTGGACTCATTAGCTATGACCTTGCTCAACAGTGGAGCGAAGATTTAAAGCTGCCATCCACAGCATCTGGTTTCTGCGTGCGAAATGCTTTCTGTAAGGGTATGTTATTTCCCTTCCCTTTCCGTGAGTTTGCTAAGAAGATTGCGAAAAAGAATATGGTGAAGGACGCTTGGGGCGATTACAAGGATATTAACCGTGTTCAAATGATACTAACCACATCCATGTTAAAACTCTGGGACAGCTATCATGATTGCGATGACTACTTTGAGAACTGTCGAGAAAACCATTACCACTTCTCTGTAACGAAAACCTGCGAGTTGGAACTCGATGAGGAACGCAATTTGAATTATCAATTCATTCAAAGCTATCAGCTTACGAACGATGAGATTAGAGAATTGGTCAAGCCGACTTTGGATGAGATCAAGGGTGTCATGGGCGGCGACTGGCGGCAAGCGCTTCTGTATCTGCGTGGTAGCGGTATGCGAGACGACGCAGGGTATGTCAACTCTCTTGAGAATGATTACATTAAGGCTCTCATGATTGAGCCAGACATGATTAACGACCCGTATGTTCAGAATCGGATTCGGTACTTTATTAAGAAACGAATTTCTCAGGCAAAAACAGGTGTGGTCAAAGTTAGAGGTAATTTCCAAGTAGCGAGCGGAGATCCATATGCGCTTTGCCAATCCATCTTTGGAATGGAAGTCACTGGACTGTTAAAGGCCGGTGAGGTTTACAGCCGTTTTTGGAATGATAGGGATGTTAAGCGAGTGGCTTGCTTTAGAGCTCCTATGTCCTGTCATAACAATATTGTTCTTCGGGATTTGAATTCTAATGATGATTGTAAAAACTGGTATCGCTATATGAAGACAGTCACAATTCTAAGTGCGTGGGACAACACTTGTGCTGCTTTGAATGGCGCAGATTTTGATGGCGATCTTATTTTTAGCACAGATAATGATGTGCTTGTTAGGAATAAAAGAAAAACGCCAACTCTTTTGTGTGTTCAGAAAAAGGGAGAAAAGAAGATTCCTACTGAGGATGATTTAGCAGAATCGAATGCTGCTGGATTTGGCAATGACGTTGGCTCGACAACAAACCACATTACCTCAATGGGTGATGTTCAAAGCCAGTTTGAGTCTGGAAGCCGAGAATACGAAGAATTGGATTATCGTATCATGTGTGGTCAGCTATATCAGCAGAATGTTTTGGACGCTGTGAAAGGGGTTAAATGTAAGCCAATGCCACGGTATTGGTATGATTTGAAAGCTTGTACTATTAAAGACGATGACAACCCGGACACAATCGAGGACAAGAAATTATGGGCGCGTATTTGTGCTCACCGCAAGCCGTACTTCATGAGCTACATTTACCCCGCTCAGATGCGAGATTACAAGAAGTATGTAGCCGCAGCACGTAAGCGTATCGAATGGGAGGGTTACGCTGGCTTGGATGAAATCATGCAGAAGGAAGTCAAGGATGAGTATGATGAGGTGGTTATTCAGTATTATCTCTACCGGATGCCTGTCGGCGTGAACTCATGCACGATGAATCGTCTTTGCTGGATTATTGAGGACGAGATGGAGAAACACATGGCCGAGCTTAAAATTCATCGTGCTTTTGATTATGACTTGCTGAAGTCTGGCGAAGCCTATAAGAATTCTCAGTATTACGGCATTCGCCCAGTCTTCAAAGATTACTTGAAATACGCCAGTGGCAATTCTGTTATCGATAACTCTGCTATGAAAAACAAGGAGACCGGCGCAGATCGCACTGAGAAACTGGTAATGTATAACGAGAGTATGCTCAGACACCTGCACGAGAAGTGCTCTGACGATAACGTGCTTTGTGACATTCTTTTTGATATGTGCAAGAAGAATTCGTCTAGTGTATCTATTGTATGGGCTCTCTTCCCTGATGTGATTATCAAGAGACTTCTGGAAAAGAACGAAAACAAGGTACATACTCTTGTAAAGCAGGATGACGGCGACATTGAATATTGCGGAGAGCATTATAAGGATGTGATTGTTAATATGAGTGAGAGCGAAAAGGAGGATGTCGATGGTAGTAGTGCTGAATGAGCGTGAATATGCAGAAGATTTACTAAGAGAAGATGTGACGTGGAGAACCGCCGGGCACGCTTTACATTATATTGCGAAACTGTATTTTTCTAAAGGATACCAGAAAGAACAGGTCAAAGAGAAGCTGGATGACTTTCTCCTCTCTCATATGGATGGATATAACAGGGTTCTTGACGAGGATTTGATTCAGCAAGCTATTGCCTCGTCTAAAGGAAAGCAGCTTGTTGAACTTGATGGTGTCATCATTACAAAGGCTGAAATCGAAAAGATCCAGGCTCTTGATGGAAAGCCAATGCAACGTTTGATGTTGACACTATTGTGTCTTGCAAAATATCATGTGGCTATAAATGAAAAAAACAGCTATTGGGTGACGGAAGATACACGAGATATCTTTAGAATGGCAAACGTCTCTGCGAATGTCAAGAAACAGAACGAGATGATTTGCGAGCTGCATAATCTTGGCTACGTTGGTTTTGCAAGTTTGAAGAAAATCGACAATCTGAACATTCATGTTTTGATTGCCGAGGAAGACTATCCGCAGGAACTTTTTGTGGACGATTTCGAGAATATTGGCCTTGAGTGGAACCAGTATTGTGGCAAGCCGTATATTAAGTGCGAATGTTGCGGGAAGAAAGTTGTACGAACTGGCAGAAGACAAAAATATTGTCGTAAATGCGCAAAAAGCATCAATATTGAAAAAACCGCACAAAATAGAAAAATGTTTGATTTATGCACGGCGTAAAATCGCAATATTTTAACGTAGATGCGTTATAAATTGGCGTTTACATAGAAAATCATTACGGAATAGTTGTGGTAGGAAAGAGAGCGTGGACGCATTCTCTCTTCCCTACCTATTTTATTTTGAAAGGGTGTTTTACCTAATGATTGAAATCACTAAGTCCGAAGCGAAGGCTGTACGAAAGGTCTTCCCTCATGCTTGCATTGCAAAGACCCGTCACAAGCGGTATCTGGAAGAGTCTGTTCGATATCTTGAGTTGCTTCCTTTTAATATTGCCGCTATCGAGATGCTGAAGCAGATGCAGCGTAACGCACGTTACTAATCTTTGAAAGAACGAGGTATAGACTATTGGACTTTGAAATTCAACTGCCAGAAGAGATCATTAACCTGATGAATGGTGGCGGTCTCCCCTCTCCTGAGATGATGAACTTCTATGTTGACGAGAAGGATCGCATCTTCTTTATTGACTTTGAGATTGACCAGTCCCTGATTGAAATTGAGCGTAAGATTCTGCAATACAATCGTATCGATAAGAATACCCCTGTTGAGCAGCGCAAGCCCATTAAGCTGTTTATTTACAGCTATGGTGGTGAGCTGGACGCTATGTTCAGTTTCATTGATGTTGTTGCACTGAGCAAGACCCCTGTGTGGACTATCAATGTTGGTATTTCCATGAGCGCAGCTCTTGTGATGCTTCTGTCTGGTCAGAAGCGCTTTACCCTGCCTCATGCTATGGCTCTGATTCACAGTGGCTCTGGCGGTGCTTCTGGTACTTTTGAACAGTCGAAAGAGGCCATGGCAAATTATGAAAAGCAGGTTCGAAAGATGCGTGAGTATATCATGGTTCATACGAGCATTGATAAGAAGACCATGACCAAGAATCAGGCAAAGGATTGGTATCTGGATGCTGATGAGCAGGTCAAGTACGGTATTGTCGATAAGATTGCTGACGATATTGATGAATTCAATTAAGGGAGAGTTGTAAATGGCTTCTGATAAGACTGAAATGCGTAAGAAGAAGGATATTCCGCAGAGTCTGGATGAGTATTCTAGTTTTTATGGTATGACGCTTGATGATGAACAAAAATACTATAGGGACATGCTGTGGAGTCCAGACGTTGATATTGTCTTTACAAACTCTGTAAGCGGAACTGGTAAAACTACTATCGCTGTAGGTGTTGCAAATCTGCTTGTCCAGTATGAACGATACAATGGAATCGTTTATATTGCATCCCCCACTCAGGAAGAGAAACAGGGTTATTTACCCGGTACTCAAGAGCAAAAGAGTGCTCCATACATGGAACCGCTCTTTGAGGCACTTGAGACGCTTGGTATCAACCCATCAAGAGTTGTCAAAAGCGAAGATGATCCAGAGAGTGAAAAGTATGGTGCCTATATTCAGGCGACTACTCATACATATATGCGCGGCATCAATTTTAAAAATAAAGTAATTTTAGTTGATGAGTGTCAAAATGTATATCGGGAGGACCTAAAGAAAATTCTTACACGGTGCCACGATAGTTGCAAGGTCGTATGTTTGGGTCATACTGGGCAGTGTGACCTATATAAAAATCCGCAGAACTCAGGATTTAAAATTTATCTTGAGCACTTCCGTGATAAGGAGCGTGCTGCTGTTTGCGAATTGAAGATCAATCACCGTGGATGGATTAGCACTTGGGCTGACATGCTTGAATTCTAAAATTAAAATATAAGGGAGAATAAAATTATGGTTGCTAAGAAGAGTGTTGTTTTTAAGAACGCTATTATTGATACTGCTGAGGGCACTATCACCGAGATTACCAAGGACGGTGAGAATGTCTTCAATCTGAAGGAAGCTCTGGCAAAGTGGGATGGTATTGAGGGTGTCACTATCAATATTTCCACTTCTGATGAGCTGCTGGGCGACCCGGCTTGATGCCAATGGGTTGCTATAATAAACGGCCAGAAGAAACGAGCGATGACTTCTTTGTAAGAATCGGGAATGCTGTTCTGGCTAGAGAGTTGACTTGGGATGGCGCGTCCAAGGTGCTCAATGATGAGTTGGGCAAGAATTTTGGCGAGTGCGCATATCGCAAGCGTTTTAAGGCATTCCGTGCGGGTATGCAGTATCAGGAGTCATTATCTAATAGAGATGTGGGAACCTGCATTCTGTCTATTTCCGACCTACATATTCCATTCCAGAAGCCCATTGACACTTTTAGTGAGTGCGCTGGTAAGATTGATATCCTTCAGGTAAACGGGGATCTTGTAGACTGCAGCTCCATTTCTCGCTTCCTAAAAGTATATCGTAAAAGTCCAATGGAGGAAATCCTGATTGCTCGTCAGTATATGATTGACCTGATTGAAATGCTTCAGCCCAAGAAGGTTGTTGTCAATTATGGCAATCATGACTTACGTTTTCAGAATTACCTTGCTAAGAATCTGGACACCGACCTACTTGAACTGATGCCGAAGACATCTTTGGAGCTTATTTTTGTTGATGGTTTCAACCATTATAACAAGGAACTTCATACAAAGGTCCATTATGACCCTTTGATTGAGGTGTTCAATGGCACTGGTATCGAGATTGTTTACAACGATACTTATTTCAGTCAGATTGGTGATACCGTCTTTGTGCATCCGCTGACTTATTCATCTGGGTTACTAAAGACTGCTGAGAAGGCATTCAGATACTTCCGTGATAACGGATTTAAGGATGTCAATGCAGTGGTTCTCGCTCATACTCACAAGTGCGGTCATTATGATATTGGTGATGGCGCTGTCGTTTACGAGCAGGGTTGTTGCTGTGAGTCTTCTAAAATGCAGTATGCCGAAGGCAAGTTAACTACTTCCCAGCGAGAGGGTTTTATTATTGTCTATCAGGACAAGGATGGAAAGTTGATTGAGAGTAAAACGCATATTGTGCGTTTGAATTAAAAGCGGTGACACCCTACCAATAAGTGGGTAATTAAAAAAGAAGTACGACCGCAAGGTCTGCTTTGGGACATCATTTGTTGTCTCCTTTTCTATGCCCGTAGGCTAGTGTCTACGGGTTATTTGCCAGGGTAGCATAAATGGATAATGCAGCTGACCTGTAATCAGCAGACTGTCGGATCGTACCCGACCTCTGGCATTGGTGTTCCGCCACCGTAAGTGCGGACCATTAAAGTTTAAAACAAGCGTTTTATCAACACGAGAACAATTCAACTAGCTCGGATGGATTGATGGATGCTTGTTTTATTATGGGTCAGTATATCCAGTGGCGAAGATAGCGGACTGTAACTCCGTGACATCAGAAACATCGTTGGTTCGACTCCAACCTGGCTCACCAAAGATTGTACGGCTATTCCCTACACCTTTTATATAAAGGTAGCTGTGCAGGAAAGTAGGGTTATTGTGCGGTCTTACTCAAGTGGTTGAAGAGAACGGTCCTGAAAACCGTTAGGTCGGTAACCCCGATGCCAGAGTTCGAATCTCTGAGACCGCGCCAGTCCTTCTTCAGGAGGACCTATATTATACCGGTCACCTACCACCGGCTAAAAGGTAGGATTTATTGTGTATTTGTAGCCAAGCTGGTAAGGCACTCGATTTAATCGAGGTATCGCAGAGTTTAAATCTCGCCGAATACACCAATTGTGCGCCTATAATTCAAAGGTAGAAGTCAGGTCTCTAAAACCTGTATGTGCTGTCTCGAAAGCAGCTGGGCGTGCCAAAAATGGTTTCCACTTCGCGGTTGGAGGCAAGTCCGAAGTCAGTCTATGATTAACCTGTAATGCGCATACGATTAAGAAATAGATGACACTTAGGCATTATATAACGCAGAGTGGAGCAGTCAGGTAGCTCGTCTGGTTCATACCCAGAAGGTCGGTGGTTCGAATCCACCCTCTGTACCCAGCATCTCCCCTTTTGCAAGCCTGCCGTTAGTTAAACTCCCTCTGGCGGCAGGCATATTTTGAAACTTGGCCTATTCGTAGGCAGGGCGCAAGCTCAAATATATGATAAAGACCTCGGCTCAATACGGTGTCAAAATGCTGAGGCCGAATTTTGAACAGAACCTATCAAGCCTCTCAACGATGCGTATCATGATAGGTCTTTTATAGAATGAAATCCACCCAGCCTCCCAGATTATTGGTGCTCATGAGGGTGGATCTTTTGTTTGCCGTAGAATGTGCGCACGTTCTACGGCTTTTATTTTGATATTTCCTACCGAAACGGTAGTTAGTAATGGTGAAACGAATATCGAGGTATGTTCTCGATGCGCCCTATTAGAAGGAGGTGTTTGTTTGCCTAGAAAAAAGAAAGTGGTTGACCCTTCTGTAATCTTAGAGGGAACCGAGAACAAGAAGACATTCAAATGCCTTCGATGTGGTAAGGAATATGACGTAGCAGTAAATCATTTCTATAAAATCACTTACAGCCCGCTTTAGAAGGCAAATGATTGCTATGCTCCGCTTTGTAAAGACTGTGTGAATGAAATGTTTGATGAGTATTCAAGAAAGTACGGAAATGACCGTACTGCGTGTATGTTGATGTGCCATATTCTTGATATTCCATTCTATAATTCTCTTTTTGATTCAATCAGTCAGAACAACGGATCGTTCAAGATGGGGCTTCTATTACGAATAATCGGTAACGCTCGTAACTACCAGTTCCAAACTTTTTCAAATACCCTCGTCAATGGTGAACTGAACAAAACTGAAATCGATGTCCGTGATGAGAAAGAACAGAAGTGGTCTAAACCTGAAATTCAAGCAAAGGATGATTGTATTTCTGTTATTGGATATGACCCATTCGAAGGTTATAACGAAAGTGATCGCCGATATTTGTTTAGTGAACTCATCAAGTATTTTGAAGATGGTATTGAAGACGATCCATTCAAACTATCACAGATTGTTCAGGTCGTGAACAATAACAACCAGATTCGACAAATTGACTTGCAGATTGCTCGGTTGAATCCGATGAACTCAGCGGAAGCTATTAAGAGTCTGAACGATATCAAGGTCAAGTTGGTTTCTAATAACGATAAGATTGCTAAGGAAAATGAGATTTCTGTCAAGAACCGTTCCAACAAGGATGCTGGACGTAATACGCTTACATTCTTGATGAAGGATATGCGTGAAAAGGATATTGCTGGTGCAGAAGCAAACTTCTACGACCAGTTACGGTCTCCGGGAACTCAATGGGCGGCAGATATGAGTTTTAAGGCCATTAAGGAAAACGCTTTCTTTGACGAGAATGACCAGCAGGAAATTTTCGATACACAAAGAGAATTGATTGATAAGTTCCAGAAAGAAAGTGATGACGCTAAGGAAAAATACAGGCTGTCTCTTATCGAGAATCAGCGGCTCAAGGAGCTGTTGGAAGATGCCGGTATTGACGCAAGCGTAAAAGATACGGATGGTGATGCCGTATGAGAATGAAACAAAGAACGCCTATTATTACAGCCGTAAAACGTAAGATTTATGAGTGTGATGCGGCAACGATTGCGTTCTATCGGCGTAATCCTGTTATTGCGGCCAGAGATTTATTGGGTATCCAACTATTTGACGCTCAGGCATATATGCTGGAACAAAGCTGGAATGCAAGTCATGTTCTTTGGGCATGTAGTCGAAACTTTGGTAAGTCTTTTGTAGGTTCTGTTTTCATTCTACTAAAGGCTATCCTATATGAGAATCAAGCTATTTACATCGTAAGTAGCGTTGGTGATCAGAGTAAGGAAACTTTTAATAAAATCGAAGAAATTGTCACTCGTGTTGGTAAAACAGCTGCGTCTATCCGTAGTCTGCAAGATATTGCAGAAAAAGAAACAAAAAAGTCTGCAACCAATAAGAGTGGCTTTAGTCATAATCCCGCCGGGTATGTTGTTGAGTTTTACAACGGTAGTTCCATTAACACGCTAAACTCCAACCCGGATTCCAACCGATCCCGTCGTGCAACTCTTGTGTTTTTTGACGAGGCTGCGTTTTGCTCTGACGAACTGATTGTTGTCTGTGAAGCTTTTGCCACTCAGAATACTGACTTTGTGACTGATACGGATGATTCTTATAACCCTGAAACTCAGCCTCGCAAGGTTCCTACACAACTTGTGTATGCTTCGAGTCAGGATACGATGGATAAACTATTCTATCGTTATTATAAAAACTTTGCAAAGCGTATGATTGCCGGTGACCGTGATTATTTTGTTTGCGACATGATTTGCGATGTTGCAATTCAGGTCTATATGAATGGTAAACCATACAAGGCTTTGTTGACAAGAGACAAAGTGGAAGCCGCTCTAAAGTCAAATAAAATGAAGGCGTTGCGTGAATATTATAATCGCCCAAGTCGTGATGGTGGCGTAAACCAGATTATCAAATGGGGTACAGTTCGTCGCAATGAGCGAAAGTATATCCCACAGCTTTATTGGGATAAGAACTATCAGTATATTCTTGCGTTTGATCCTGCCCGCACAATGGATAATTCTATTGTTGGTGTTATGCGTATTTATAACGATCCAGAAAACGGCATGTGTGGAGATATTATCAACTGTGTGAACATGGTTGATATTGCAAATGAGAAAAAATTCAAGCTCGATTCTAATCGTCAGCTTGAGCAGTTACATGAGTTGATTCTACATTACAATGGTCAAAATCCTGATTACGAGTACATTGATAGATTGATGATTGATCAAGGCGCTGGCGGCGGTGGTACTTCCACATATGCGGACGGTTTGCTTAATAATTGGACCGATAAAACAGGTGCGGAACATCGTGGTTTTATCGACGCAAATCATGAATTATATGAAGGATATGATGCCCGTTACCCAGATGCTGTTGACAAGCTACGTCTAATTAGTCCACGTAAATTCCGTACTGCCATGGTTGAGGAATTTATTGAGTTGATGAATCTTGGCGTCATTCATTTCCCTCTTGAATATAACGGAGGAGATTACGTTCAGGTAGTAGATGGTGTTGACAAATCAACTGGTCAAGAAATTTTGAAAACGCATGAACTCTCATTAGAGGAACAGACTGCGTGGGTTAATATCGACTTGATGAAGAACGAGATTACAAGCATTCAGAAAACGACAAACTCTGAAAACACGACCGTAACATATGCTTTGGCACCCGATGTTGCCAATAAAATTCACGATGATAGGTTCTATGTTGCTATTTTGCTTGCTCATCGTCTATACGAATTACGTCGTAAGGATAAAGTGCGCCAGTCTGCGGTGGAGACAATGACTGCTCCGCCGATTTGTATTTCTAACATTGACTTCTAAGCAGAGGAGGTGAAAATGTGGCAAGAAAGAAAAAGGAAGATTTTGATGTCGTGACCGCTTCACAGACAGCTGATGGTACTGTTGTGCTTACATCTGTAAACGAGCTTTCAGATGAAAGAATGGACAATGTTATCCGCCATGCTATCGCATCCTATGATCCTGAAAATAAGCAATATAGTACATACCTGAAAATTTCAGCCTCCTCTGAGACACTGACGGTTGACCGAATTGATGAGCTCGCGCGAGGGTTACAGTCGAGCCTGACGAATGTGCAGACGGTCAATGGAATCATCCGTAATTACATCAATAAAGATGACCTAATTGGCATTACTTATGATGCGATTGAGGCGAATGTTAATACGGAGTTCAAATGCAGTTTCGCACAGTTCCCTGAACAGCGTAATAAAACTAAACAGGTAAACTATGCCCGTGAAGTGATTGATGATTTCAATACACAAATCAATGTGCGAAGCCTGTTGCGTACTGCCATTCCGATGACTTACGCCGAGGGCACTTACATTACATATCTGCGCCAGAAAGATGAGAATTATATTGTAGACTACTACCCTCTTGGTATTGCTGAAATCAGTGATTATTTGTCAAATGGACAGCCTGTTGTGCTTATCAATATGTCTAAATTGAAGTCCGCTTTGAGCAAATCCATGCTGAAGGACAAGAAGAATAAGGCACTATTCTTTGAAAATCAGGAGACTGAGATTCAAAACAACTATCCAGATGAGGTGTATCAAGCGTTTAAGAATGGTGACACCTATGCAAAATTGGATGTTGACCATTGTGGTGTGATTCGTATTGGCAATATGGGGCAGAAATATGGTGTCTCTCCCCTATTCCGCGCCTTACGTCCTGCATTGATGCTTGAGACTTTTGATACTTCAGACCGTGTAAATGCTAAGGCAAAGGCAAAGAAAATCATCTGGCAACAGCTTGATCCTGCATTGATGGGCCCAAATAACGATAAAAAGGGCTTCTCTGAACAGGTGACGGCACACGACAATTTGCTACGTGCATGGAAGCAAAATACCGTGCTTGTGACGACCGCTCCCTATGTTAAGGATATCAAGTATGTTGAACCAAAAGTTGAGATGACAAATATTGAGACTGTCAAACAGTATCGCAATCGAGAAATGGCTGCTTTGGGTATTAGTTTCTTGAATACCGATGGTCAACAGACTGTTTCAACTGCAAAGGTGTCTCTTGACCAGCTGATGAAAAATATCGGTAAGATTGCAGAACAGATTGAAGATGTATTAAAGCGATGGTATCGTATTCGCCTTGAAGATGCAGGTGTAGACCCGATGTACTGCCCTGATGTGAAGGTCTCTACTACCGAAATGATGGGTATGGAGATGAAGAAGGCGATTGCTCAGTTCCTGTTTACCACTTTGAACTGTTCTTACAAGACTGCTTACGAGTATATGGGGCTTCATGCTGAGGACGAACTACGCAAGCGTCAGGCTGAAACCGAGGAAGGTTATGACGATGTGTTTGTGGCTCGCCAGACATCTTATACATCGACCGGTAATTCCGGCGATGGTGGTGACAGTGATAAAAAGACAGGCCGTCCAAAGGGCGAGGAAACTGAAAAACAGATTTATGACCAGCAGAGAAATGAAGATAGTAAGTGAGGTGATAAACGATGAGTAAGGAGTATTTCTATAGTAGAAACATCTGTTGCTCTGAGATTACGGAGCATCCAGACCACTATCTTGCCAAGTTTGTCATCTGTGATTTCTCAGTAAATGGGAATCAGGTTGCTTTGAACCGTGAAACCATTGAAAGATGGATGAGTACACTGGTTGGCAACCCGCTTGTTGGTAAGTTGGTCGTAGCTCCAAAGGGTGAACTGGATTTTTCTGGTCACAATATGAAAGTCGTCACCAGAAAAGACGCTGACGGCAATGAATACAAGACTGCCGAATTTGACACTGATGCGTTCGGTAGCTTTCAATCGGTCGGTATCGAGAAAATTGACGATACCGACTTTATTGTTGCATCTTGTAAAATCTGGAAGCGATATCCAAAAGCTTGTGCGACGATTTTGCGCCGTATTGAGAGTGGCACATTGAATACAAGTTGGGAAATCGATGTGCTGAAAGCTCATAAGGGAATCGTGGGTGGCCGCATGGCAAAAATTATTGACGATGGCGTGTTTACTGCACATTGTCTGCTTGGTGCAAATGTTGAACCGGCATATAAGTGTTCTAAACTGCTTGAAGTCGCTGAAACCGATTTTGGTCTTGAGCTGGCAAATGCCTACATTGAGGACACAAAAGAGATTTCAAATATAGAATCTAATGAAAAGGAGGCAAAAAATTTGAAACTGAATAAGGACAAGGAGACTCAGACCGCACAGGTTGAGAATCCAACCGAGACTGAGCAGGCAGAGCAGACCGCTACTGAGTCTACCACAGAGCCCACCACTCCGGCAGAGCCTGATGTTCAGACTTCTGAGGAAGGCGGTGAAACCCCTCCCCCGACTGAGCCTGAAACCAGCACCGAGCCTGCTGGTGAGCCAGAGCCGGAGTCTACCACTGAGACTTCCAGTTTGACCGGTCGTGACCTGTATATGAAGCTTGAAGATGCAGTGTCAAAGATTAGCTCTGATTACTACATGACCGATATGTTCCCTGAAGATCACACTATCTGGTGCAAGAAGTGGGGCTACATGAACGAGCTGGATTACATTATGTTCCCTTATACTGTTGAGGGTGATGAAGTTTCTCTGGGTGAGCCGCAGAATATTACTCTGACTGTTTCTGTTTCTCAGGTCAACACCAAGATTGATGAGCTGAACAAGACTGTCGCAAGCCTGAATACAGAGTTGCAGTCTGCTAAGGATGAGATTGCGGAGCTGACTCCGTACAAGGAACAGGCGGAGAAGGCAGCTGCAGAAAAGGCGGAGGCCGAGCTTGCACAGAAAAAGGAAAATCTGCGCCAGTATGCTATTTCCAGCAAGATGATTACTGAGGCTGAACTGACCGGTGAGGGCGAGTTTGCAAGTATGATTGAGAATCTGGATGAGGCTGGTATCAATGGTGTGATTGCTTCTCGCTGTGTTGAAGCAGCGAAGAAGGCTCCTGCTGAAAAGAAGATTGAGACTTCTGAGGTACATAAGTCTGAGAGTATCAAGCTGAATTTGAATGAAACCAAGTATAACACCACTAACGCTAACAAGCGTGACGCATGGCGGGAATATTTGGGCAAGTAATAACATTTGAGAGAAAGGAAAAATATTATGATTCGTGAACTGATGGTGAACGGCGCGAAGAATATTCCCGCTAACTATGCCGCAAAGGTCGCTATGGTCACCGGTATGGGTGTTCAGGTTGACCACAAGGCTGGTCAGGTTAAGTTCCCTGATGCAGCTACCGCTGAGGGCATCGAGATGGTTGCCCATGAGTTTATCCCGGAGGGCATCTATGCAAGCCAGACTAATTTTGATGACTATGATAAGATGGTCACCGAGATTGAGGCAGGTGTGCTGGTGAAGCGCGTTCCTCTGTATGCTGGTGAGCTGTACGGCACAGACCAGTATAAGGCAGATGATGCACAGGATGCTAATGTCGGCAAGCTGCTGGAGGTCAACACTGACGGTAAATGGCAGGTTGCTACTACTGGTACTTCTCGTTTTGAGTTTGCTGGTGTGATGGACGACAACGGCCACAAGCTGATTATGATCAGTGTGCTGCCCGAGGCAAAGACTGTTGCTTGATTGAGAGAAAAAAACTTGAATACGATATGTGAAATTTAAGGCTATCGTCTTTTGGCGGTAGCTCTTTTATTTTGCGCGAAGAGAAAGGAAATGAATTATGGCACTGAATATTGAAGTGGCCGAGCTGATGAAGCAGCCCGGTCGTGTTTATAGTGTTGCTGAGAAGACTCAGTACAATAAGACCATGGATGCCGAGGACAAGGAAATTGCCGAGATTGTTGGCGCTCATGTCAATGAGCTGATTGATAAGGGTGACCCCAACAAGGAGATTGCTCAGTTTATCAATCGTACTGTGACTGATGAGCTGTACAATGCTCCCGACGAGTTGCTGGATGCAATGTTTGAGCGTGGAACTATCGGTGAGTTTGATGATTATCAGGCAGAACGTACAGTGAAGAACACGCTGAAGGCTTATGACGCAGCTAAGGGCGGCAATGTGCCGAAGTCTTATCTGCACTATGAGACCATCAAGCCCGTTTGGCGCAATAAGCAGATTGAAAGTGATCTGAGCTTCGTAGATGTTCGCCGAAACGGGTTCAAGAGTGTTGCTACTCTGACCACTTTCATGACTGAGGCTCTGAAGAATCAGATGTTCTACGATGTGTTCAGCATGGTTGATGATGCTATCACTGGTGGCGAGCAGAAGATTGATGTTCAGGGTAAGGAGCCCACCATGGAGGCCATGGATGCTCTAGCTCTGTATCTGAACGAACACGCAGATGGCGAGAACCCGTTCACTGTAAGCCTGATGAAGTATTGCGCAAAGATGCGTCGTATGACCGGTTACGCTCAGTATCTTTCTGACGCTGCAAAGGATGAGTTCAACCGTTATGGTCTGGTTAAGACTTATGATGGCGTTGCTATTACTGGCATCAGCTCTGCCAAGAAGCTGGGTGATGGTTCTATGCTTCTGCCCGATAAAAAGGTTTATGGACTGGCGGGACGCATCGGTCGCCTTGACATGAAGGGCGAGACTCATACCTACGAGGACTACGATAACAACAACGAAAAGATTCATCTGATGGTCAAGGACTTTACCTTTGGCTACAGCATCGATCACATCGAGCGCGTTGCTAAGATTGTCATGGCTCAGTGATAATTTCCTGATTTTTACAAAGGCAAACTTATGCGGGGGCTTCGTGGTCTCCGCATTTTATAGAAAAGGAGATAAATATGGGTTCCGTGATGGAGAAAAAGTTCATTGATGTTTTGAACTGTGATGATAACGTGGTTACCGTTTCGTCACTGAACAATAAGGGCTATACTTTTGAACCTGGAAATGTGAATGAGCCTTGTGTGATTCCCGTTCCGCCAGAAGAAATTCAGTATATGAATAGTGTTTGTAACGCTTTCAAGAATGGTGTTCTGCGATTCCGCCCTGAAGAGCAGGAAGAAATCTTTAATGCGCTTGGTATTAAAGGAGACAGTGTTCTGTTTATTGAGGATATTGATGATGCAATCATAAATCCTACTGTCGAGAACCTTCAGCGGATGATTGACATTAAGGATGGTGCTCAGTTTGAGCGTATTCGCGGCCGCTTCTATTATCTGACGAATGCCGGTGAAGACCTGTCTACCAAGGTCAAGCGCCTGATTGACGAGCGTTATAAGGAGCTTCGTGCTGGCAAGCGTAACAGTGAGCTGTCTGTTGTGCCTGCAGCCAAGTCTGCCCCTGCTGATGTTCAGGCAGAGCTTGAGGCCGCAAAGAGCCAGCTTGCTGAAATACAGAAGCAGATGCAGGCAGCACTGGCACAGATGCAGGCTATGATGGCTGGTGTACAGCCTGTGGCACAGGACACTCCTGTTGAGAAGACTATTAAGCGTGGCCGTAAGAAGGCGGAGGCAGAAAAGGCGGAGGTCGTTCCCGCCGAGTAAGATTGGAGGGATTAAATGACCGCGTTTTCGGATGTATACGACAAATTTTACGAGCTGGTTGAAACTGATAGTAATTTCTTTCAGTATTTCGACTTAACCGAGAATGAAGTGCGAGATCTTGTACATGGCCGTGCAAAAAGTTATTTGATGGAGTCACTTTCTGTGATTACCAGAAACATTGAACCGGAAGAGGATTTTAGTTTCGATGATTACGATTCAGAACTAGAAGAGTTTAATTCAGATCTCACATTCGATGAGATTGATATGTTAGCGCATTTGATGTTGGAGCAACATTTTAAGCGTGAGTTTGGAAAGTTGAAAGCATTTAGCGCACAAGACCTTCCTACAAGTTTACAGGTATTCTCCCCTGCTAATGAGCGCACGAGCATTCGTGCTCTTGTGAAAGACATCCATGAGGAGAATATGACGATGCTGGATAATTATATGGCAAAAGACCGATCGACCCGCAAGCGTAAGACCATCGACTATGATACATACGCTTCCTACTCTGAGTAAGGAGGTGTACCGATGGACTTTTATACGAGGGCGCGAGCTGTTGGTGGTGCCGCAAAGATGTCTAATAAAAAGGATGTCAAAATTGCTTTTGCGAAACGTGACTTCGCTGCACACTTCAAGGATAGTGTTGACTATGAGGATAATACTCTGGTGAATGGTTTGTCTCAGAAGCTGGTTGTTAGCCGTAGTAACAGCGTAGCCAAGGAGAAGAAGATTTGGGCTTACCCCGGTGATTCTTTGAATCTTGGTGATATTGTTGATTGCTACAACTGTAAATGGCTAGTGACCGAGATTGAACCGAACGATGAGATTTTTCTTCGTGGAAAAATGGAGCTGTGTAACCGTCAGATTCAATGGCAAAACCCGATTACTGGTGAGATAGTCTCTCGTTGGGCAACGTTGAGCAAGCCTTATTATGCAAATAATAAGGAACTTGTTATGACTTCATTGAGCCAGCGTGAATATAAGGTGCAGATGCCTTTTGATGACGAAACTGCGCTGATTGATCTTGATAAGCGTTTCATGCTGGAAATTATCAATGGAGAGCCGAAAACATATGTTACGACTTCTGTTGACCAGAGCACAGAACGCTATGAGCTGCACGGTAAGACGCAGGGATTTCTTGTGTTGAATATCCGGCAGGATCAGTACAACAGTAAGACGGATAATGCCGAGAAAATGATTTGTGATTACTTTGAGCCGAATAAGAGCAATGAGCCTGATACTGACTCTCAGGTGACTGCTGCTATTAAGTACGCAGGCAAGCCGGAAGTTCGTGTTGGTGGTTCTTGGAAGAAATTCACTCCTGTATTTACAAGCATCACTGGCGAAGAGGTTGCGGAGACTCCTGTGTGGAGTACAAAATGTCTTAATGAATTCAATGAATTTGTTGAGGTGCAGGCTGCCGACGATGGTACTTTTAAAATTCGTATTTTGAATAATAGTATTATGGATGGCGCGACTGTAAAAATTTCTCTGACAAATGCTGATGGTACGGTAAGTACATTCATCGAGTGCAAGGTGGTGAATCTACTGTGACAACGAGTGAGTTGATTACGGACTATAAAAACAAATTAGCTTTGAAGTTGGTCAATACGGAAGGGCTTGTTGAGGCGATGGGCAATGATGATATCGAAGAGCCAGATGAGGCAATTTATACTTATATCTTCCCCTATTTTCATATCCCCGACACGATTGAAGCAGCACATAGCTATATTTGTTTCAAGGTAAACATGACCGACCGCAGTAACATCAATGATTGGTACGAGAACTTCACTCTGACCGTATGGGTTATTGTAAATCAGGCATTGATGAAGATGCCTTCTGGTTATGGTGGTGCAACACGAGTTGATTATCTGAGTGGCATTGTTGAGAAGCAACTGCACGGTAGTACAATTTTTGGTATTAAACAGCTCAAAATCATGTCAAACGTCGAAGATAACATGGATTTACATCATCGAGTTCGCATTATGACATTCAAGACTCAGGACTTAGATGACCTAGTGGGGTGCAACTAATGGAACTTCGAGAGATGTACGAGCCGAGTTTGATGATGGGCGAAGACTTCCCTATCAATGACAAGATTATGGTTCGGATGCCAACTGTTGGCGAAATTATCCGCTTTGGCGAAAAGAAATATTTCTCGTTGGTGTATTTGTTTTGTTCTACTTCGAGTGATTATAAAGTGCAACTTGATTCTATTGGTGTGGACTAGCAGGATTTATCGGACTTCGATATGTTCCGTCAGCTTTTTATTGGAAATAAAGACCAAGATATGTCGATTCTTCTCGGAGACTTAGATACTAAAAATTTTGTGATGGCAAAAGACAACAAGACTGAAGAAATTGTTCTTGTGAACAAAAAGACTGGTGTTGTGATTGACCGACTTGCTTATGATTTAATGTCTGAGTATCTATGCGCAGCAAATGGCGTTGAGAAGCATTCAGAAAGAGCTGCAAACAAAGCAACGAGACAGGCACTTATTGAAGAAGCGAAAGATAAAATGGAGCTTCAAAAAAACAAGCCATACGAATCGCACTTAGCTGAACTTGTACTTTCGATGGCTTGTGTGCAGGGCTTTAAGGCTGATTATTTTCAAGCCATGAAGTATCCAGTGAGTGTCTTTATGAACCATGTAAGAAAGGTTCAGCAAATTAAGAATTACGACAATACGATGCATGGTGTTTATGCTGGCACCGTGGAATTTGGAAAGATTCCAAAATCACAACTGGATTGGACGAGCAAGGCGAAGTAAGTCGCCCTGCTCTTTTATTTTATCCAAATAAATTGAAAGGAAACATGATTATGAATTTTGATGAACTGATTATTGATCGGCCTCTCCGAGCTCATAAGTATAACTTTGATGGTAAGCGCATTTGGACAATGAGCAACCTGAAGGATCTGAAACTGACTCTGGGCGGCGAGACTGTTTATTCTCAGGACGAGCTGGGCACCAACATTATGGGCTTTGACCGTTCTAAGACTGCATCCGCCGAGTGGTCTAATGCTCTGGTGCATCTGGGTACTATGGCTGACCAGATGGGTACTGAGAAGCAGATTGCTTCTGGTACTGCAAAGCAGAAGTTTACCCGCGTGTTCTTCTTGACTACAGCTGATGGCAAGAAGCTGACTCTGCCTCATGCTCCTGTGGACATCACTACTGGTGTTCCCTTCAAGTACATTGATAAGGTTGATAACCGCAATGTTACCCTGGAAACTTACGAGCTGGGTGCAGAGACTGCTACTAATTTCTCTGTGACTGGCACTGAGGTCACTCTGCCTACTGACAAGTGCAAGGCTGGTGATAAGTTTGCTGTTAAGATGACTTACGAGTCTGAGTCTGGTATGGCTATTGACAACAGCGCAAATAAGTTCTCTGAGGAGGGTGTATTTGTCATTGAGGCTCTGTGCTACAATCCCTGTGATAAGGCAACTAAGATCCTGACCAACATCATCTTCCCTTCTGCCAAGGAGGACGCAGCTGTTGAGATCGACTTCAACCATGAGACTACTCATCCTGTGACTATCAATGCAACTCAGGAGTATTGCTCTGAGGATAAGAAGCTGGTTCGCATCGAGGTTGTGGAGGAGTAATAGCTATGGCTGAATCATGGTGTCGTGTATGTGGCAAGATGTACAATGCTTGCCCGCATTGTGATCCATCTAAGTCATGGCGTGTTATCTGTGATACTGAGCCTCACTTTCAGGTGTGGGTGAATACATACGAGTTCCAGATTGGAGTTCGTCCCAAGGAGGAAGCTAAGGCTTGCCTGAACAACCTCTTAAAGTATAAGCGTATCACGCTGGATGAGGTGGAAACTTTCATTCCAGCAGTTCGTGATACATTCCATAAGATTATGGATATGCCTGTAGAGGCTGAAGTCAAATCATCTAGTGATGTAAAAGATGAAACGCCCGTGAAGCCGGTAGTTAAGAAAACATCAAATCGTAAGGGGCGGGCATAACCGCCCCTTAGTTTTTCGTGGTGGTTTTATGGAGAAAAAGAACAGAACAAAGTTTAATGTGAGCAAAAATCCAGCAGATAGAACCTATGATGGTGTGGTTTATGATAGCCGTGCCGAGATGATGTTCTATCGGGATATTGTATTACCTGGGCTGGAAAATGGTGAAGTCGTAGAGTGCCGTAAACAGGTTCCTTTTGTATTACAGGAAGCGTTCCGCCGGGTCGATAAGGACGGCAAAGATGTAGCTGTAAGAAAAATCGATTATGTGGCAGACTATGAGCTTACATACAGTGATGGCAGTAAACAGGTAATTGATACGAAGGGTTTTGCTGACAGTGTTGCGCTGATGAAGCGCAAGATGTTCTGGTTCCATTATCCTGACGTAGACTACCGCTGGATCACGTACTCCAAAATTGATGGAGGCTGGGTCGATTACGACGACCTAAAAAAAGCTCGAAAAGAGCGAAAGAAATTAAAGCAAGCACAGATGAAAGGGAGATAAAATGAAGGTTTTAAATTTTCAGGAGCGAAATGAGTTTCTTGATGAAGTAGTCAAGACATGTACTATCGACGGTGATTATCAGCCAGCACTGCTTGATGTGGTGTTCCGGTTGACTATCCTGAAGTATTTTGCAGATTATGACTATCGTAGCGAGCCGCAGAGTGAGTGGCCTCGTATTGCTTACGAATCTTTCAATTTCAAGATTAACAAGGCTGGTTGTGATACTTCTGCGTTCTGGGATCAGTATGATTCTCTGGAGAAGGCCGTTCACGAGCAGATTGACCGTTCTCATAAGGAATGGTTGGTTCTTGGTCTATGCGGCAAACTCAATAAGATTATCGAGAAGCCTGACCCTATTTCTGATTTCGTTGACTTTATGGAGAACTATTTGAATGATGTGAGGGGCAACTTGAATGACTTTGACGTCGAGAAGTTTTCTGAAGTGACTTCTGCCCTGCTGGATAATAAGCAGGAAATCTCTGCTGTGCTGGCAAAAGATAAAAAGGAATAAACACTTTTAGAGGTGGGTTGGAGGGAATTTTAATATGGCTACAAGAAGTAAACCGCTGAAGTTATGGGACGCTGAGAAGTTTAAGAATGTAAACCAAGTGTCTTTGAAATACTGGGATAGATATGAGACTGATATGGGCATCCGTGACCTCAGCCCGTCTACTGTTTACAATTATGAATCGGATTTCAAGCAGTGGATGATTTATGTTTTGGACAATCAGGGTAATGCCCCTGTAACGGAACTTGAAGAAGAAGATATTGAGGAATTTCTGTTCTATTGTAAGAAGCACGGAAACAACTCTGCTCGTATGAAGCGTCGCATGAGTACGATTTCTGCGCTGTACCGGTATCTTCGCAAGAAGAAAATCATCAAAGAAAATCCGATGGAGTTCATTGACCGACCGACCAAAGACGTGGCTGTCGTGAAGCAGACATATCTTACGCCTGATGAGGTCAAGTTGATGCGAGAGAAACTGAACGCTCTGGTTGAATCTGCGACTACAGTTCACATGAAGGATAATGCGATGACGTTGCGTCTGTACGCACTGTTCTCGCTGTCCACGATGGCTCGTGTAAACGCTGTGCGGAATACGCTCTGGAAGTCTATCGACTATGAGAACCGTATGGTACATGATGTTCTGGAAAAGGAAGGTAAAATCGTTGATTTGATGTTCAGCAAGGAAGTTTCTGAGCTTTTGAAAGAGCTGAAAGAATACCGTACTAAGCATGATATTGAGGATGGCGGCTATGTGTTTGTTGGTACGAAAATTAATGGTGCATGGATGCCGATTACTTCAAGCACTGCCGGAGATTGGTGTAAGAAGATTGGTGAGATGATTGATGAGCCTACGCTACATCCGCATGATTTCAGGCACAGTGGTGCTACCCTGCTGAAGAACGCAGGTATGAGTTTAGAGGATGTCTCTTCCCTACTCAACCATGCAGGTACGGATGTGACCAATAAGTATTACATCAAAAAGGACACGACAAAGATTCAATCTGCAAAGGATCGGTTTGAGATTTGAGGTGGAATGAATGGGAAGTCTTGCTTCTTCGTATACGAACTTTGATGATTTACTGGCCGGTGTGGTTAGCAGCGTTCAAGACATCCTTGAAGGTGTTGCGCCGGAAATTGAAACGAGACTGCAAGCAAGCATTGTAGAAAACGTGCACTCAAAAAGTGGACGGTCTGATGGAATCGAAAGCAGAAAAAATATTGTTAGTAGTGTTATTACGGATAACAACGTGGTAACTATGACAGTAAAGGATATTGCAAGACCGCAGGCATCGTGGTGTAAAACGCCATTCCGAGAAGGAGATAACGCAGCTTTAGAGGGAACAATGTTTGCCAATTGGATTGAGCATGGCTTATGGATGGATATTGCAAAATGGAATCAAATGGGACGGCCAAAGGAAAATAAACCAAAACGTCCGGCTCGTCCATTTATTTCAAAGGTACAAGTTGAAGCGGCTATGCTTGTAAAAACGGCATTGCATGAATTGTAAGTCCACAATTTATTTGGAAAATTTGAATGAGAGGAGGCTGGCTTGAAGAAGCTGGCCGCTTCTCTTTTTTATTTTGAAAGGAATTGTTGAAAATGGAAAAGAGAGGTGACCAACAGTATGGATGAAAAAGAAAATACTGGCACAGAGTCTTCTGCCGTAACAGCCATTAAGGTCAAGGTTGTTATTGACACAAATAAAGCAGAGTTAGATAAGCAATTTAATTCTGTTAAAGAACATTATAAAGAAAAACCAGTAAAAATTGCTTTTGGAGTAAATCAAAACGACACTATCCGTAATATAAATGATGCACTTGATAAGGTAGTCAAGAGCGGAAAGTTAAAAACTCCAAAGGTTACACTTGATGTTAAGATCGACCAGAGTAAAGTAACTGCACAGCTTAAAAAAGCTATGCAATCTGCGGCAAAGCAGACAGTTAAGGTTGATACCGGAAAGTCTGGTTCTACAAAAACACAAGATACTTCAAAAAGTGATATTTCTCGCCTTTTCAGCCTTGCAAATCGTCAAGCAAAGTTAAAAGCGGATGAAGCATCGTTAATTGCTAATGGAAACAAATCATCTGAGTTGAAAGCGGTACAGACTAGATTGAGCGCAATCAACGATGAGATGGATAAACTCAAGACAAAAACAAAAGATGTAATTACGGAATCTCAGAAGTTAAAGCTTGAGGATATCGAAAAAACCGGAAAATTCAATGCTGACAGAAATACTGCAAAAGGTGCAGATTCGGCTGCAAAAGAACTAAAAAAACAAAATCAAGAAATTGCAGATGATTTAAAAAAGACTCTCACGTCTCAAGAATCCGAGTATGAAAAATATCAAAAAAAGATTCAGTCTCTTGAAAACTATTCTAAGAATAACTCCAACTATAAAAATGATAATATCAAAAAATATTTATATGGAGAAGATGGAACTGGAAAAACTTCTGGAAAGTTAAAAGAGTTGCGAGATCAGCTTGCTTCTATTGAGAACACTACACCAGGGAAAGCAATTCAAGACTTTGATAAAAAATGCAAGATTCTTGATACAACTATTGATTCTACAAGTCAACATTTAAAAGAACTTGGATTTGATTTTAGAGATTTAAATCAAGCCAATGTTGACATGACGAAGTTTAAGAGTGTTTATGAACGTGCAACGAAGTTAGAAGACTCTATTGCAAATAAAAGTAAATATTCTTGGCTAATTGATAGTTTAAACGGAATAAAAGCTTCTGCTGCTGGCTGTGAAGGCGATGTTACTGATCTTAGTGCAAGACTATCAAACCTTGAGGTTGAGGCCAGCAGATGTGGGGCCACTACAGAAACTCTTGGTCAAAAACTGTCTCGTCTGTTTAAGGAGCACTTCCAGACTGCTATCGCTATGGCTGGCGTGGCTATGATTAAACAGGGTCTACGAGAAGTTTATAATAACGTCGTAGATATGGATACATCTATGACTAACTTGAAAAAAGTCACGAATGAGACTGAATCGGCATACTCAAGCTTTTTGTCGTCTGCTTCAAGTCAAGCGCGTGAGCTTGGTGCTTCTATCTCTGATGTTATTGACAGTACAGCAGAATGGTCTCGTCTAGGCTATACACTGGACGAATCACAAGAGCTTGCAAAGTGGTCCACTGTCCTAAGTAACATTGGTGATGGAATTGATAGTGCATCTGACGCAGCTTCTTATCTAGTCTCTATTCTAAAGGGATTTAGAATGGAAGCTGACGAAGTAGAACACGTCGTCAATGTTCTTAACTCAGTGGGCAACAACGAACCCATTTCCGAAAGTGGTATTGCGGAGGCACTCGTCAGATCGGCAAGCGCATTATCGGCAGCCGGGAACTCGTTTGAAGAGTCCGTTTCGTTGATTAGTGCGGCCAACTCTGTACTTCAGGACCCGGATACCGTAGGCACAACTTTAAAAACAATTTCAATGTATCTGCGAGCCAGTAAGACTGACGCAGAGGCATTTGGCGTTTCAGTTGATGATATGGCAAGTTCTGTTTCTGAACTGCGAAGTGAATTGAAATCTTTAACTGGCGTAGACATTATGAAGGATGCCTCCGGTACAGAATTTAAGAGTACATATCAGATCCTGAAAGAGATTTCTGCCGTATGGGATAAACTTACTGATGTTAGTAAAGCTAACGTCACAGAGATGCTTGGCGGCAAAAGGAACTCGAATGCGGTACTTTCCGTGATCGAGCAATTCTCCATTGCTGAAAAATCAATGGAAGATGCCGCTAACAGCTCTAATTCAGCAATGACTGAACAAGAGCGCATGATGGATTCAATTGAGGGTCGCTTAAAGCAGCTTAACGCCAGCTTTGAGAAATTCTCAAACGACGTTATGAGCAGTGACCTCATCAAATTCTTTGTTACTCTTGCAACAAAGATTGTTGATGCAGCAGACGGAATGGTCAACTTTGCAGGTTCTATTCCGGCCATTACAGCTGCCATCTCTGGCGTGTTGTCCGTAATGCAGATGAGCGGAAAGCTCAAGAATGGTGCGGGTAAAGTTAATATGCCCTCTTATATTTGTTGTGTATAAAAATATAGGATGCGGCACCATGTAAAAATAAAATAGCCCCTAGAGTGCTGGGAAACCCTAAGAGCCATATCGCCTATTATTATATTTATATAATGTAGGAATCGAAAGATAGAAACAAGGATATGGATGCTATATGCTGAGATAAAAGCTCGGTTTTATCGTATTGTAAAAATATGGTAATAATTGAGTGCTAAGTAGCGTTTACAATGGGCGGTCAGCAGCCGATCCACTTCCCTATTATATAATGTAGGAAAGCGGAAGGTTCATCGACTAAAAAGGGTCAGTGAGCAACCACTGGAAGGATAGTCAGTTCTGGACGAAAGTTCAGAAGTCCACCTCAGACGTAACCAGACGACTTAAAGAAGTAGGTGGAATGAGGAGACACGCTGTTCTCTGGCGTGGAATAAGTAAGAGAACTAAAAATTCAATGAACTTTGAACAATTTTGAACAAAATTGAAAAAGTACACTGTTGTTCGTTGACAGTGTACTTCAAAATGTGTATAATAAAAGCAACCAAGAGTTCAATAGACGGAACCCTCGGTAGATAATCAAACATGGAATCAAGACTTGGACAATCTTAATCCCAATCATGAAGAGCTGCCTAGTGGCTATAGGCGGCTCTTTTACTTATTGCCATGACTATCGTTATAGCAACGGACAGTGTAAACAGCACCGATGACTGCGGCGATAACGCCAACAGTTTGTATCAGTGAGTTGTAAATGAATCCAAAATCCATTACACATCCTCCTTCCGACAAGATTGCCGGAAGGCAGTTAGAGAAATACACGCTCCTTTTCGCCTTCCGGCTACTGAGAGGGTGACCGCCTATTCTTTACGTCTATGATTGGCAAGTTCAACGTGAACTCTTGGTTGCCCCATTATTATACACCCGCCTGTCATATCCTGTCAATATCACTATAATGTAATTTATAATACATAAAAAGAGGTTGCTTTCATGAGATTTTCTGGCTATAATAAAAGTACAATCGCGTATCCAAAATATACGGAGGTATTTTATTATGGCTAGACCCAAAGGAAGCAAGAACAAAACAAAGGTTCTTAACGGCGTTGATTACGCAGCACAGATCGCTGAGAAAAATGCCGCAGCAGAATCCATTGCTAAAGAAATCGCATCTCTCGGCTCGAATATTGCCGCACTGAATGCTGAAAGAAAAGCAAAAGAAGCAGAGCTGAAAAAACTCAATAAAGAGATTGCAAAACTCGAAAAGAAAAAGGCTGATGCCGATGAAAAGATTGCGGCAGAGTTGAATCGCAAAAAGGCAGAAGACATTGTTGCCAACGCACTGGCCAATGGCATGACCGCTGAAGATATTGCAGAACTGTTGAAGTAACAAAGGCGCAGCCATCATAATGAACAAGCCCGACTTCCCTACTACTGGGAGGCCGGGCTTTTGCTATTTAGTCTTCGAATTTGATAACGCCGCACTGTTTAAGTATAGCTATTATAATTTTAATTGTAGCGCCCATACTTAAACAAATCATATTGGCTATCTGCTCAGTTTGAGATTTCCCCTCGAGTCCTCGCATTTTTTGCATTAAAAGATCGATGCCGTTGTTCGTTTCAGTCTCTAAGATTTCATTAAACTCTTTGTGTGTCATAATTGGAGACCTCCTTTCAGTTGGCATTTTAGCATAGCACATAGCGATTGCTCATCTATTATAGGATACATCATAATATCTTGTCAATCCCTGTTTTGGATCGTTGTGGAACCCTGTGTAGCAAAGTTTAGTTGACACTATGTCTGAACCATGATACACTCTTGTAAAAGGAGTGTTAAATCATGGGAAACAATAAGAAGCATGTGCCGGATTATGAAATTTCGACTTATGGCGAAGGATTCTTTACTTATACTGGAAACTCAGCCAACTCGATTGATGCGCTAAACAACATTCGTTCAAGACGAAATTCGCAAACGAATACCGAGTCAGATAAAGGAGGTACAGATGGAAAAAATAATAGAACTAATAAATAATTTTGATTCTCTATTTGGAATCTTCATTCCGGGAGCTGTCTGTGTCTGGTTTTACACAAAACTTTCCTTGAAGAAATATGAAGCCCAAGTGTACTTTATTATGAGCATTGCTATTGGCTATATAATTCAGTGGTTCGTTTACAATCACTTAGTTATGCCATTATTGGTTTATAATGTTCATATATCTTCTTTCGCATCAAGCCTCGTTTTTGCTATTGCTCTTGCTTTCGTTTATTACAAAGTAAAGAATAACTTTTTTGTAAGAAATATTTGCGTAAAGGTGTTTGGCATAGAATCAGGCGATAACCTTTGGACTCGGTTTTACGATGGAAAACGCGGAACTGCTGTGTATGTTTATCTTTCTAATGGGAAAATAATATTTGGACTTCTGACTTCTGCTGACAATGATTATCTTACTGTGGTTGGTCATTGTACAAGTGATAAGGTAGATAGTAATGAACCTTTAGTTGAAGATTCCGTGTTGTGCATCCCGATGTCAAAGGTTGATCGGTTTGAGTTAATATATACGAACGATACTTCTCCATATGAGCAATACAACATTAAGCGTTTTCTCGGAGAAAAGCATAAAAAGAAATAATTTCATTACCTACCCTACTGCTCGTGCAGTGGGGCTTTTCTTTTATCACCACTCATACCCACAATTCTTGCACTTGAACTGTTTGCCGGGCTTTCTGCTTGCCCAGCCCCATATTGCTACATCAACCAACTTTGCATTTTTTAATCGAGGTGAATTCGTATATGAAAATTGAAATTGAAACAAAAGAACTCACTGCCTTTCTTGACTATATCAAGGGGCAGCGAGAACCTATTGGTAACATTCAAGTATTAGCTGAGGAAGTTGTTAAGGGACTGCCTCAAAAAATCACTTCACAACTCAATCTTCGTACTTGAGTACACCAATTTTTTCGAGAGTAGCAACAAGAGATGCGGTGGCGTCTGTGACTGCCATATTGTACGCAGCGGCGACCATTTGCTCAACTGTCATCTTCTTGTCTTCTCTTGCCGACAGAGCGTTGGCAAAATTATTCCGATTCTTCTCGATCTCGTCTTGAAGAATCTTATTAAACTCTTCTCTAGTCATTGTAACCTCCTCCTTTCTTATAGTCTTTATTTAAGTCTACCATAAAAAGACAAAGAAGTAAATGAACAGGAGTTCACATTTGACGGAGAATGTTAGAATTCATATCCACACGCTTTGCATTTAAACTGCTTTCCCGGTTTCTTACTAGCAAATCCCCAGACTGCTACATCAATCAGTTTGGAGTCTGCACCTATTTTGTCGAGATGAGGGCATCCGCAGACGGGGCATTTTGGAACATACTTTGCAAGTTCAGCTTCTTGAGCAAGTTCTTCTTTGATTTGCTTATCAAAGCGTTCGGCACGATGCATCTTGGATTGACAGCTTGCACTTTCCATGCTACACTTTCCTTATTAAAGGAGGATACTGCCATGGAAAACAAGAAACATATTCCAAACTATGAGATTTCAACTTACAATAAGCGGTCGCCAAAGGACGTTGACATGTTAGGTGTTCTCGAAAATGGCAACAGCAATAACAACAAAGGAGGTGCCGATGAACACAATTCAAGCACTAATCAGCAGCGTTGATCTGCTATTTCATGTTTTTGTGCCAGGCGCACTATGCGTTTGGTGTTATCGCTGGCTTGACATGAAGAAAATGAGCGACCAGATGTTTTTCGTATTAAGCGTAGCTATCGGATATCTTATAAAGAGTTCCGTCGATTACTTAGATGCAATATTCTGGTCGATTGCCATCAAGGGTTTCCCTCTTGTTTTTGCGTATGTTCTTTTTGGTTTGCTCTACGCTGTAGTATTTTTCAAGTTAAAGAATTGGCTACCAGTTCGCAAGCTGTTTTCCAATGTACTTGGTGTTGAGACTGCCGGAAATATTTTTACCCAACACTTTGATGACGCAGAGGGTGTTCTTGTAAAAGTATTTATGAAGGACGGAAACATCTTTTACGGGAAGCCTCAAGGGATTGACGATGATTATATTTCACTGGTTCACTATTATGTTTCAAAAGATGATTCTATTGAATCGTGGAAGAGTGCGGCAGATACGTTGAAAACGAACGCTGCACTCTGTATTCCAATGTCCAACGTGAATCGTTTTGAGTTCATCTATCCTAATATTAAGTCCGACGCCGCCAAGTTCATCCTTCAGAATGGAATTGAGTAATTGAATATTGTGAACTGAACCCTATCGGATGTAATGTCTGGTAGGGTTTTATTATTGCTCACCATTCGTATCCACAGTTACGGCATTTAAACGTCTTCCCTGCTTTCTTTGACCAGAATCCCCAAACAACAGCGTCAACCACTTTGCTCGTACCGGATATTTTTTCAATATCAGGGCTACCGCATGTAGGACAATGCGGAACGTATTGTTTACGAGCTTCCTCTTGAGCAAGTTCAGCACGAGCTTGTTTGTCGAATTTTTCCGCCTCACGAAGTAGTGATTTGTCTTTGATTGGTCTTGGTGGGTCAACTTTTGGAAATTTCTTTAACCATTCTTTCTTTTCTTCGTCAGATTTTTTATCCCATGCTTTTATATAGATAGTTTGTGCGCTACAAAATGGGCATGAATACCAAACACCCTTAACATATTTTTCACACCACGGGCAGTATAGAATTTTATTCATTCTTCTCTCCTCAATGATTAAAATTTCGATATTATCTTTCTTGTTTACTGCTGACGAAGATGGTGTAAAAAATGAGTTTTGGAACGACGTAAAAGCGAAAATTCTTCAACTCAGAAATGCAATTCTCTCCTATCAGCGTTCTCTTGATGGAACTAAGCCTTCTATTTCTGATTTTATCACATCGTTGAAGCAAAGTAAAGCTAACACAGAGGCCGCAGGCGACGCAACTGAAGGTTTTTCCCTTAAACTACTTGCCCTTCGCGCAAGAGCTTTATTGCTCAATGCCGCGTTGGGTGTTGGAATTGGCCTGCTCATCTCTTGGGGCACTAAGAAGATTACGGAAGCGGCACAACGAGTGCAAAACGTCGCAACGAAGTCTAAGGAAGCGGCGGACGCAGCACAGGATACAACTTCCTCCTTAAAGGACTTAGTCAGTGCATATGAAGAACTTGGCGACAAGTCTGGTTGGGATACTGAGGACTTTGACCAAGCAAAAGATATTCAGACAGAGATTCTTGATCTTGCGAAAGAACAAGGAACGCTTGATGAAAATAAACTTAGTAAACTTAACCTGCAGAATGGCAAGTATGAGGAACAGCTTGGTTTACTTCAGGATATTACAGCGGAGCAGTTGGAGGCATCTCGTTATGAGTTGACACAAAACAAAGATGCTCAAAGCGACAAGCTTGTTGATACAGCCAAGAAGAATAATCGGACGCATTATCTTACTGTTTGGTCGGCTCCTGAAATGGATATGGGTGACCAGATTAAAAATGCTGGTATTGATGTCTTTAATAAGTTTGGTGGTTACGGACCTGACAAGTTAAATGATGCGGATTCTATTGTTGACTATTACAACGAGGTTGGTAAAGCCTTAAAATATGTCATTGACAATACAACTGAGGCTGAACGAGCTGCCGGTGGAACGTATCATAGTCTGTATCAGTTCTTGCTTGATGAACAATCTGCTCTCCGTAATGATGTAAATTCTTACAATGACTCAACGGATGCCATCAACAATAACACGAATGCTCGTAGAAAGCTTCAAGCTGTAGATTTTTGGCAGAATGACAATAATAACAGTATGGATGTCAGTTTTACTTTCGATAAAGTAAATTCTGCTGTTCAAACTCTGGAAGATACGATTGATGGATTTGATGCAAGTAAGCTGAATGAACTCTTGTGGGGTACAAACGAAGGATTGTCCGATGATCAAGCGCAAGCTCTCGCAAATCTTCGTAAAGCTTTGACCGACATGGACTTCTCTGCTGACACAAACGGTGTAAATGCGTTTATCCAAGCACTTGTTCAAGTTGGTATTGTAGCTCAGTCTTCTGCAAATGGTGTTGACGCAGTAGCACAAGCTTCTCAGAAGATGGAGGATATCTCCTCTGAGATTGATGAGATTCAGACTGCTTATAAGAATGCGACCACCGCTATTGATGAGTACAATAAATATGGCTATCTGAGTGCAGACACACTCCAAACCCTTCTTAATGAAGACTTCGAGTATCTGAGTTGTCTCGAACTCGTTGATGGTCAGCTTCAGGTGAATACCGAGAAGTATCAGGGTATGATTGCCGCTCAGTATCAGTCTGCGGCCATGGCTCTTGTTGAGAAGGCAAATGCGGAGCTTGCAAAGATTGCTCAGGGCGAAAAGAAGGATGCTGTCGAGGATGCAACCAAGGCAACAGAAGACCAAGCAACAGCTTTGACCGAACGGGTCTGTCCTGCCCTTGGCGAGTTTGCAAAAGCATCTATGACAGCCGCTGCAGCACAGGAGTTCTTGGCAAATGGAGATGCAGCATGGTCTGTTGACCCAGAAAGGACTAAGGAAGTCTATGCTGGCCTTGCTTCTGGTTTAAATATTTTGGACGCAACTGTTGACCAAATCATGGGCAATTCGGATAAGTTCCGTCAGCACATGAATGGTTTTGATAAGGAAACCAAGAACCGGAATAAGAATACTGCCAAATCTGTAACTGATGTGGCTTCTGCCTTCGATACCTTAAATAAGGCAATGAAGGAGTATAACCAGTATGGTTATCTGTGTGCTGACACAGCAAAGTCTTTGGTTGGTCTGGACGATAAGTTTACGGCCTGTCTGACAAAGCAGGGCAATAAGCTCCAAATCAATGTAGAGCAGTTCCGTAAGTTTGTGAAGGAACAACTCAAGGAAGCGAATGCCGCAAAAGATGGCGGAAAATCAGCTGATGAGATGAATAAAATTCTGAATTATCTTGATCAGAATGTAGACTCAACAACCATCTCTTTCGAGCAGTTGACTGATGCCATCAAGGGCTACGGCACCGCGATGGACGAAGCCAAGGAAAAGACGGACGCTATAAAATCCGCATTTTCCAGTCTTTCTGATATCGGTAAGAATAAGATTGAGAATCCTTTTGGCGCTCTTGATGCAGATGGTGTTGACAAACAGTATCAGGCAATTCGTGATCTGTATGATAACACTGATTTGTTTACGGATGAACGGTTTGCTGGAGCGTTAAATCCCGAAACTGGATTGGTTGATTATAACAGCGATGCCTTTAAGCAGATGTTCCTCGAAAAGCTTGATGGTATGGCTACTGCTTGTGAACAAACTGGCGGTAAAGCTGGAAAATATCTTGCCCAAGGTTTTAGAGACGCCGAGGATAAGATTAAGAACAATGTTATCAGTATTGAGGAATATATCAACGGCATAGGTTCTACTTTGGAAAACATCAATAATCGGATGGACAACTTCCAAAGTGCATTCAATGACCTGTCCGATATTGTGGACGAATATAACGCCTATGGTGATTTAAGTCAAGATTCAATCCAGAAGTTAATGGGGCTTGACGTAAAGTACACAGCTTGCCTTGAGCTTCAGGGTGATAAGCTTGTGTTCAATAAAGAGGCGTTCCGTGCGCTTTATGTTGCACAGCTACAAAAACTCGCCGCCGATTATGAAGGCACTGATATTGGCAAGCGCTATGCTGAAATCCTTCAAAAGGTTGCCGATGGCACTTGGGATGTCACTGACCACATGAAAGGCATGGGCACTGAGGCTCAAAACCTTCAAACTATCTTCTCCAATCTAAAAGACCTTTTCTCTTCCCTGCTTGATGTTTTCAATAAGTTCAACGATAACAATTCCAACGACCTCAAGATTTATGGCGATGCCATGACCGAGGAGATTGATAAACGAATCGAAGCTCTTCAGGACGCAAACGACGAGCAAGAAAAAGCTATCGAACTAGCAAAATTGCAAGCCGAGCTTGAAAAGGCCGAGACTCAGAAAACCGTCCGTGTCTACACCTCTAATGGTTATGAGTGGCAGGCTGATGAAACTGCCATTAAAGAGGCTCGTGACAATCTCAACTCTAAACAGCGTGAGAACGCTTTGAATGACGAGATTGATAAACTGAACAAGCTGAAGGATAAGTACGCTGAACTGATTAACCTGATTGGTTCTAGCTACGAAGACTATCAGAAGAAACAGGAATATGCCGCGAAGATTCAGGGCATGACATTTGACCAGATGACCGCCGGACTTGATGGCTTCGAGTCTACCGTTATCGCCAACATGAAAGCGATTCAGGGCGCAACTAATGTCAACAATGTCGTCACCAATCTGACCAATTTGGTTAATACTCTGGTTAAACTGAACGACGTTCTAAATGGTTTAAGTACTGGGACTACTCAGAGTGGTGGTATTACCGGCCTGTTCAATCGACTGCAGCGTGCCATTGGTACGTTCTCCGACAAGAGTTCCGGTAAGGGATTCTTTGGTCGCCTCTTGGATGCAGGAAAGAGTATCCTTGGAATCGGCGATGGCAGTGCCAGTAGTAAACTTACAACCGATATTGCTCCAGTCATAAAGTCTGGTGTCGGTGATGGCATCACTACTGGACTGGATGCCGCAAAACCGTCTATAGCTAAATCTGCGCAGGGGCTCTTCTCCGGCAATGGCGGATTGAAGTCTATCTTCCAGAAAGGGTTCGGTGGAGTCGCATCTATTGCCAAAAAAGCGGTTGGCGGACTTGTCTCAATTTTCGGTGACATCGGTACTACATTGGGTGGAACCAAGCTGTTCTCTGGTATTACTGGTATTTTCAAGGGAATCGGTAAGACTGTCAGCACCGTTATTGGCACTACAGGTGGTACGGGTGTTGCCGGAACTATTGCGGCTGCGGTCAGTCATATTCCTGTCATCGGCAAGATCTTGCTTGGTGGTACTCTTGCTGTCGGCGCGATCGGTGGCGGAAGCCTCACTACTGGCATTAAGAGAATCGGCGCAGGTATTACTAATGTAGTAAAGGGCATCGGCTCTACTATCAGCAAGGCGGTAAAGGGTGTTGGTAGCTTTATCAGCAAACTTATGCCGTGGAACTGGGGTAAGAGTTCAAGCGATAGCGGCTCTAAAAAGAAGGGCATCGGTTCTTGGAAAATTTGGCCTTGGAACTGGGGCCGTGCTAAGGGTGACAAGCATATCGACCAAGCAGCTCCGTACAATGTTGACGAAGAGGGCGAAGAGATAATTGTTCGTAATCCCGCAAAGGGTCGAATGACTTATCTCGAAAAGGGCGATGGCGTTATTCCGGCTGACACTACAGAGAACCTGATGGAAATCGGCAAAGATCCAAAGAAATGGTTATCTGATGCCATGAAAGAATCCAGCAATTCGGTCGGTTCTCTGCCTATTGACGACCTGAAGAATGCCAAAACCAAGGGTGACCTGATATCTATTACGAAGAGTCTGGCAAACAACCAGATGAAGCGTCTGCGTGATAAGTTTGATACAGTGTGGAAGCGGCTTGGCAAAAATGCCGGACTGTCTGAAGAGCAGATTGACACCATCGGTAGTACCATCTTTGACCGGATGGGCAGCATGATTTCTAATTCGATGGATTCTGCCCTTGGCAATAAGAATCTAACCGACGACCAAATCAAAACTATTTGTGCTGAAATGTTCCAGCGCATGGGTAGCGTGTATAAGAATGGATGGGACAACCTCTATTCCCTGTCTCCCGACATGTCTACGGACGCTTCTACTGCAATCAATAAGCTGTTTGAGACCATTTTTGCTGATTACAATGCAGATACGTCAAATATTAGCGATGTTATATCTGGTTGGCTACCAAAAGTTGAAAACACCATGAATACCACTCCGGCTCCTGGTTTGTCTGGCGGTGGTGGCTACTATGGCAATTCAATGGATGCCAATGTTGGACCTTCTGCATCGTTTAGCTTTAGCAAGGTCAAGAAAACTATCCAAGGGCTCTTCGAGAAGTTTTCCAACAGCAAGCTTGGTGCGTGGATAAACAAGCACTCTCTCGGTTCCGCTGTGGACAAGCTGACAAAATACAATGAATCCAATGACCCGAACATGGTTCAAAAGGCATTGCATCTACTCACTCATCCGGCAGAACTGATTGCTTCAGCAGTTGAAAGCGCAGTCAAGACCGGCAAAAAAGTCACTTGGGCGGTCACTCATCCGAAGGAAGCGGCTCAAGAGATTGCGGCGGCTGCAAAAGATGCGTACACCAAAGGCAAGGAAGTCGCGTCTAAAGCTAAAGACGCAGTGACTCATCCCAAAGAGACTGCTGAAAAAATTGTTGATAAAGTGAAAGAGACTTACAACAATATCAAAGAGGCCGTCTCTGAGAAGACTAATTCGGCAAAGAATTGGGTTAAAGACAAAGTCGATAAAATCACAGGTAAGAAAGCTACCGGTTCTCGCAGCATTAACAAGTCTGGTACTTATAATGTTGATGAGAAGGGCCAGGAACTTATCGTCCGCCAGCCTGAAGCTGGGCGCTATACCTATCTTGAGACTGGTGACGGCGTTGTTCCTGCTGATATTACATCTAAGCTCTTTGATTTGGGCGGTAATCCTGATGCATGGTTCCAGAGGCAGCTTGCAAAGAACGGCGGTCTTACCGCAAATGTTCAGAATCGCAGTCAGGCTCCGTCTATCAGCATTGGCGACATTTATGTTCAGAAGCCGATTGGAGACGCTGATGGTCTGGCTCGTGAAATCGTTCAGGGTCTGCCTAATGCGATTTATCAGGAATATAGTAAACGATAAGGAGGTGCGTTAAATGACTGATTCAAGAAAAGCTGTCAGTGAACTCGCGAAGATGATTTGCGATACTGCCAGACGTGTTGTTGAGGATGCTTCGTTTGACAAGACCTTCTTTGGTGTTGTAACAGGAACCAGCAACGGAAAATACATCGTAACTTCTGCTGGACAGGAATACACGATTAAATCCAGTCAGTTCTTCAAGGTTGGAGAACGGGTTGCGGTAACTGCTGCTCAAAGCAACTACAATACGCTGATTCTTCATAAACTCTAAGCCGCGCAAAATGCAGGTAGTTCCGCCAATGACGGATAACCCTGCAAGTGCGGCTTTTTAATTTTAGGAGGTGATTCTACCTTGGCGAAACCTATACTGTCCCCCATTTCTGTTTTTGATGCAAACGAAGGGACTACTGCATATTTTAAGGTGGCAACCACCTATGACGGTACATTATATAATAATGCTCAAAAAGCATACGATCAGGCCATTGAGAAGCAGAAGACTACTATCGCTGCTATTAAAAGCCGTGGTGTCGAGACCTATGGGAATATTGACAATCTCAATCGTGCTCGAATTGTATGGACAGCTGAAAATATTGCAAAGTATCAGACCTTCGTGAACGAGATGAATGCGAACGAAACCATCATTTCTGAGGGCGACTATTCTACCGTTCTCGGGTGTGATGATAAAATGGGCAGTCTACAGGTGGCGTACACTCCTCTGTTCCAGACGGACAATGGTGAACTCGTTCCGCTCACTCAATCTGAGATTTCAAAATATTTATCTGATGTCAAAACGAAAGCAACTGCTATGACCAATGGCCTTGTGGCTGCAAACATCTTGTCCGTTGATGCGGAAGGAATTTCAGAGACGGTTGGTGGAAGCGCCATCACTGTCAAAAAGATGATTGCTGCGGTTGAAGGAGATACTTTTGATGGTGCTCCTTTGTCTGCCTGTGATGTCAGTGCTATCGCTGGTTGGAGTGAGGCCGAACTAAAGAAAACTTATGGTAAAACAAGCACATTTGTCGGCTGGGCTATGCATGATGTTCAGGGAAAGATTTGGAATGATAAAGACAATGTAGCAGAGAAGACTGCCGCGCTGGAAAAGGCAACGACCACGTATTGCTATGAAGTGTATGACAGCATGACCAACAAGTTGCTCGGAAGTGTTACAAACGCTGTGACTGGTTTCACTGCTAATCTTGGTTATGGTTATAGAATTACTTCGTCAGATTGGCTCGACAATCAGTCTCGCAACTATACTATTCGCGTCAAGGTCAGACTTTCTGGTGAAGACGAATGTGGGGATTTCAGTGACCCTATTCCTCTTTGGTGCAAAGAAAAACCAATATTGAGCTTCGACGGGCTTTCTTCTAATACGGAAAATATTATCCCTACTTCCTCAATTTTGTTTCTGTTATCGTATCAGTATGTAACTGTACAGGGTGAAACATTAAGTACCTACCAGTATCATCTATACGATGAAAGTAAGAATTTGATTAAAGAATCTGCAGTATTCTATGGAGCTGTAGGAGCGTCTTTTACAGTGAACGGTTTGGATAATCGAACTGTGTTTTATATTCGCGGAACCGGCACAACTCGTAACGGTTATTCTTTGGATACTGGCTTTATTCAGTTCGAAACAAAATATTATGCGAGCGCAGAAGGAGGCACTTTTTTACAGTGTAAGAATAAATTAAGTGACGGATATGTTGCTATTTCAAGCCATCTCGCTGATATTTCTGGAATAACAAAAGACCAGATTTCTTATGTAACATCATCTGGTGGTTATGCTGTGGATTTGACTCATGGTGAAAAAGTCACGTTCGATATTCCGTATCAAATGGAGTTCTATAATGTCAAAGACTATGCGATGGCATTCAAGGTTCGTCCTGTTATTCGAAAAAATATTGTAGAATTCTCGTTCGATCAGGATGGAATGATATATAGAGGCGTTATTTCCACTAATATTCGAGCTTTTTCTAAACTTCCTTACGAAAGCTATCTTCCCGCCAACCAGTCCGAATATTTTTATGCTATGCTGAAAATCATTCGCGAGGATGGCGGTTTTGCATATTCCGACGTTTATTTTATTGACAGTAACTACATGAAACGAACCAGTATGGACGTGCTGATTTGCCTACAGCATAAAGATAATGCTTATGATATTACGATTAGGGAGGTGGAAGAATGAACTTTCTAGGATACGATTTGTTCGGAACTGGCTCTGACGCCTCCCCTTGTGCTGGGAATCCTTCTCTGGCAGGGTTTGTGATTCAAAATGGTATTTACGACGGTGTCTATCTTTCAGGATCTCCTGACGAGTTCTCTACCTTTTATGATTCCGGTATGAAATGGACGGAAGATACTTTGCTCTTTGCTGATTTTAATCAAAAAACTCTTGGTGGCTCCAACTTTGAATATGGCTCGGATCTGCACGAAATCAAGTTGAAGCGCCGCGAAATCGGGGCAGATCAAAAACCGTGGGTCTTGCTTTATGAGCAGCTTGCCGGACATGGAAACATCAATTTTGTTTACAACGATTATTTTGCACGTGGGCGAGAAACAGAGTACGAGTACGCTTTAGTACCCGTTCTTAGTGATGGAACAGAGCTCCCATATATCAAGACAACTGTTCAAAGTAAATTTTATGGAGCTATCATCACAGATGGAACTGTAAGTTATCATATTTTGCTCGACCCTTCAATCACTGAAACCGATCGAAATCGTCAATCATCTGTTGTGACAACCTTAAATCGTAAATATCCATTCGTATTTTTCGGAGGCAAATCAAACTACACTTCAGGCTCTTTTTCTGGTACAGCTATTCGGTATCTAAAAAATGATACTTTCGATGTGGCGCATAGTCATTGGTATCGTGAAGATATGATTGATTGGCTCACGAATGGCGGTACTAAGATTTTGAAAATTGAAGATGGCCGCATCTGGATGATTGCTATTGATGGCAACGTCAAATCTTCGAATTCTGAACATCCTGACAAGGTTACTTTAAGCTTTGACTTTACGGAGGTTGGAAGCGTTAACGATGACAATGATATGCTAAATAATGGTTTTGTGAACGTGATGACAGGTAGAACCGGAGAAGAAACCTACAATATCACGAACAATTTCTACTATGTCGATTCAGACAACACGGACACTACCATTTTCGAAGGTAAACCATATACCGCTACTCTTTCTCCTGTTGAAGACTACGAAATCAGTGGCGTTGTTGTTTTTATGGGCGGCTTAAATGTCACAAACACGACTTATATTAAGCGTACTGATGAATCTACCGGTAAAGTAAGTCACGAAATCAATATTCCTTCTGTTTATGGCAATGTCACAATTATCGCATCTGCAACCCGAGTTCGCATTATTGCTCAAAGCTTTAGTCTAACTGAGAGCAAATTTACGCTCAGTGTTGGCAACAATCACAAGTTAGAGTATACAACTTATCCATCAGGTGCTTCTCAGAATGTTGTCATATGGAAGAGCGCGGATACGAAAATTGCGACTGTCACTGATAAAGGCGTGGTTGAAGGAGTTTCCCCGGGGTCTACAACAATTACTGCGACTATGGACAATTTGATTGCCACATGTTCTGTAGTTGTTACGACATCATAACGATAGATGGAGGTGTGCCATGAAAAACTATACTCCTTCACAAGCAGAGCTCGCATTGCTTAAAACACGTGTTAAACATCTCTATTGTAAGATAGAATTACTGGATACTGATATGAATCTTCTAAATTCACTTGAAGGTTTGACTGTTGATGGTTCTATCTCTATCGATTCGGACGCAGATATTCGACGGACCTTTTCTGCTTCTATATATCTGGAGGGGAATAAAGACATTTCTTCTATGCTCGGAGATGAATAGGCCAATAAATATGTAAGGCTTTATATCGGTATGGAGTCAGTTAACAGTAAATTGTACTGGTATTCTCAAGGAGTGTACGCTTTCAATCAGAACGGTTTCAAATACAGCAGCACTGAACATATCCTTAGTATTTCATGCGTAGACCTAGTCGCAAAGCTCGATGGAACGCTTGGCGGTACTTTAACAGGCCAGAAAACAAAAATACCTGTTGGTTCAGACATTGGTAACGCGATCGCAAAAACATTTCGCTTGAGTGGTATGGAGGATTGCGTCGTTGGATATTGGAACCGGAGTGTTCCGTATGACCTTGAATATGATACTGGTGCGACTATCTGGCAGATACTTACTGAACTGCGTGATTTGTATTATCCATTTGAGATGTATTTTGACGGAACTACATTTATCTGCTCTGAGATTCCTACCGGATATGATGCCTTGACAATTATGAGCGCTTCCGATTTTGAAGATCTCGTCATTTCCGAAGACTGTACATACGATTATTCCCAGATTCGTAATTGTGTCGAGCTGTGGGGAGCGTCAGTTGAATACGATGCTTTTTCTGCGAAAGACAAAACAACTTTTTCTGTTAGTGGCGATACGACTACAGTTACTGCAAACGCAACTTTTACATCTATGGAGGACTCTCCTTCTGAATTGACGGTCGCTTTTACCACTCCCACAACTGGCTTCAAGAAGAACGTAAAAATTCTTGTCTCGCTCCGTTTAACTGTGCAGGCTGCTGATTCAAACGGAAATCTTACAACGTCTACTAAATCATTGAGTTACGGAACATACGATTTGTATGCTCGTAATGTTGACGATCAAGGAAACGATGTCTTGATTGATGGGACAACCATTCCTGAAGACACTGTGATTGTCGTTAAATATGATTCTAATACTAAGCACTTTTATTATCAGGGGGAACAACAAATCCACGTTATGGTCAAGCTTGTTGATAAGGAACCCACTGATGAAGAGAAGGAAAAGGATAAAGAAGCTGAAAATTGCAAGTACATTCGATATGTTTGCTTGTCAAACGCAGCGGATGTTGATTGGATAAATAGTTCTCGGTTTACTATTGAAAAGCTTGGGCGGCGCAATGAGATTCTGAGCGGAGAAGACTACGAAAATTATACGACTAATGAATCTGCCATGAACTGTGCTGAGTACAAACACTGGACTCTTAGCCGTTTGACTGATAACGTAACTGTAGAATGCGTACTGATTCCATGGTTAGATGTTAATCAGAAAATTTCGTATACTCCCAAATATATCAATACCGGAAATCAGCCCGTCGATTTTTTAATTAAGAAAATAGATATTTCGCTGGGAGATGGTACTATGACGGTTACTATGAGCCGTTATTGGCCCTATTATCCTTATATTGTCAAAAACAAATATTGATTGGAGGGAAAATTTTGAGTGATTGGATTTTAAACGAAGACGGGAAATATGCCGACCTTGAGTACACAAACTTTCCAGCAAGCTGTGATAATTGGACGAACTCTGAGGATATTTCTTCTAGTTTGATCGGCGCGGCAAATCAATATCGTGCTGCGATGGAAAATGGCAATTACACTAACGCACAAGCTGTACTGAATTCAAATCCTCGTCTCCGAAATGCATTGATAAATGCCGACACTATCAATCGTTTGAAGCATTCTATTATGGCTGTAGAGCGAATGTTCACAAGTACGATAGAGTCGTATATTAAAAGATTTACAGATGCTGCCAAGAACAGTGCGGATAAAGCTAAAGAATCAGAGGTTGCGGCTAAAGCGAGCAGTGATATTGCCAGTCAGAAGCGCGATGAAAGTCTGCAGATTGTAGAAGACTTAAAAACACTGAAAGGGACTTTGCCCACTGACTTTACAGATTATGCTGATGATATTGCTGACGCCAGAAATTATATTGATGAAACAATTCAAACTCACAATACAGACGAACATTCTCATGCAGATATTCGTGCTTCTGTCGAAGAGCTAAGAACAACTACCGAGAGTCATAAACATGACGCTGCCGACATTCAGTCTGGTATTATTCCGATTGAACATGGCGGTACGGGTGGTGATACAGCAATCAAAGCCTGCATCAACCTTGGAGCTCTTCCCCTTTCTGGCGGAATTATGAACGGTACGTTATTTTTCGGCTCTACTAATTATTACGTCAATAATTCTGGTGTGGCTATTTTTAGCAAAGCATACGGCGCTGTTTATAATGACTACGCAGAGCTTTTCCCGCGTGGTGGGACAACTCAGCCGGGCGATATTATTGCTCTTGACACAGATAGTCAGACGGAGCGGTATGTCCGAGCTGACGACACTTCTAAACGAGTGGTTGGTGTTCACACGGATGAATACGCAATGCTCATTGGTGGAGATTTACCGAACAATGGTTCCTCTCTGGACAACTATAATATCGATAAATATATTCCGGTATCTCTCGCTGGCCGTGTGCGCGTGCGAGTGATTGGTAAGGTCAAAACCGGTGATTTGATTGTTCCTTCTAAGGTTCCCGGGATTGGTCGTGCTGTTGAGGTCGGGGAGATTGTCTCACCGGATATTGTTGTTGGTTACGCAGTAGAGGGCGATGATTTATTCTGTGAGCGTCGCATTCGTGTGCGAGTAAAGGGGTGATTTTTATGGCTGAACAGGGTGGACTGATTAGTCCAGAAGATTTTACTTCGTTAAAAAAGCTCATCAACACTGAAATTACTCGTCGTTCTAACGCGAATAGTTCAGGTTCTATTTCTACATACAAGGGAACATCGTGGCAGTTTTCTGAAACTCCGGCGAATGGAAAATTTATCACATACGAGCATATTCAGAAAATCACGACTCCATTGAATGCTATCGATGGAAACACCCCAACTCCTGACAAAGAATCTTTGGTTTATGCACAAACGCTGAAAGACTGCCTTGTTAAAATCAATGATTTATCGTCTAAGAGTTTAACCGGATCTTCCAGTGGTTGCCGTTCTAGTTGCACAGGATTGTGTTCTTCCGCTTGTTATTCTGGGTGTTCCGGTTGTAGCGGTGATTGTTCTGGAACTTGCAAGAGTGGTTGTTCTGGTTGCAGCGGTGATTGTGATGGTTGTTCAGGCACTTGTGAAAACCAGTGTCAGGGAAGTTGCAAGAACGGTTGTCAAGGCAGTTGCCACGGTTGCACGGGATGTGAGGGTTGGTGTACTGGTAACGGATGTGGCACCCATTGCTCTGGGAATTGTGGTGTTGGTCTGAATAATTAAAGGAGGTGCAAAAATGAACAGCAATAAACCTGTAGAAAAAATTTTTGTCAAATGCCCCTTTATGACAGATGCCGCTTATCGTAGAAACCTAGTTCTTTATGACTTTCTGTTAATGGAGCCAATCCCCGAAGGCGGATTTTCTGTTCCTTATGAATCAGATCCTCAAAAGTTTACCTTCCCTTTTTGGCTTGGGTATTTGTCCTGTCTACAGAACCCAGAGTTGGAGGAAGTTCCTTTTTCTCGATGGCTGAGTTATGTCAAGCGCGTTATCAAACTCGCGGCCGCTAGTTGTAAGTATCAATTATCTGATGCAGAGAAAATTTTATATCCATATGCTGTAGCCATTCGAGTTTATCCAAACGCTGAAAAATATATAGCAGACACAAAAGCCCTTTCTACGGATCGCATTGAAAAGATTTTGAGTATTGAACCTCAAAACGATGAACAAAAATAGGCTATGTACATCGTGGCAAATACAGCCTTATATGCTATTGAGTCCGAAAAAGAATTCCGTCCACATCTATTTATTTCTTTGATGAATCAAGTAAAGACACTTGAAGAGGAATTCCCAGATATTGAAAAGAAATTCGATAATTATCGTATTGGAAAGGGGTTATATGACTAAAAAGACTTTTGAATTAGATCGTGAAGTCTCCGAAGAAATTGAGCGTCGATTTTATATCACTGAAAGTTACAAAGCAATGCTTTCTGTTATGTGTAAAAGTTATTCTGAGACACCGTCTGATGACCTCAAGAGAATGATTGAAGATTATCGTACCAAGTATCAAAAATCTTGGATTGAATTTACTTGCGCTAAAAATGCATTGTTCAATCAATTACTGGGGTATCTTCCTGTTCAGTATAAGTTCGATTTCTATAAGCAGGAGGTGGAATGCGAATGGTAAAAAACTTTACACGGATGGACGATTACGCTGAACATATTCGCCAGCTTTTCCCGTCCCTTGATGGTTTTAACAACCAAACCGTTCGTAATGTAACATTCCAAGTGACTGGGGCCTGCAATCTGAATTGTTCTTATTGCTATGAACATTGCAAAGAATGCGAAGCTATGACTCTTGACACTGGTAAAAAAATCGTAGATTATCTCTTAAACCAATACGAAAAAGATGATGGCGATTTTATTACCCATCGAACCAAAGCTCTTGTTTTGGATTTTATTGGCGGAGAGCCACTGCTTGAGGCCGAACTAATTGAATATATTTGTGATTATTATTTTGAACAGTGTTGGAAACGGAATATTCCATTTGCCCCTATGTCTCGCATCAGTTTCGCTACCAATGGACAACTTTGGTTTACTCCAGCAGCACAACACCTGTTTATGAAATATCACAATTTAATGGGTATCACCGTTTCTATTGATGGAATCCAAGAATTGCATGACGCTTTTCGCATTGACGTAAATGGCGTCGGGTCTTTTTCTAAGGCATATGCGGCATTTCAGGATGCAAAAAAGTATGGCTGGTATAATTCGAAAATGACATTTGTGCCTGATTCTGTTAAGTATATTTGCCCCAGCGTAAAGATGATGATTAACGAGGGCTGTAAAATCATTCACTGCAACTTCGCATATGAGCCAGTCTATACAAAAGAGGACGCTTCAAATATTTATTTCGCGTTAAAAGACTTGTCTGATTGGCTTATCGAGAATAAAAGCGACGTTTATATTACAATGTTGAACGACGATACTGGACATCCCGTGTCTCCGAACGATAATAGCAATTACTGTGGTGGCACTGGTTCAATGCTTTCTTTTGCCCCTGATGGTAAAGCTTATCCGTGTATTCGCTATGCTCCTATTTCAGTCGGCAAAGAGAAAGCAGCGCCGATGTGCCTCGGTAATTGTTTCGATGGACTGTACAAAACAAAGCATCAGCAGGATACCAAGATTACGTTGGACGCTATTACGCGAGAAAGTCAGTCAACCAAAGAGTGTTTTGAATGCCCAGTGGCGATGGGTTGCGGCGGTTGCTCCGGCTATAACTATGAATGCTTTGGCACTCCGGATCATCGCAGTACCAATATTTGTTACGCACACAAAGGTCGTGTTCTTGCCTCGTACTATTACGCAAACAAAAGATTTATCGAGCTTGGAGACGTTGAGCCGCGCGTGATTTATATGCCATATAACGAAGTGGTCGATATTCTTGGTGAAAAATCGGCTGCTGAACTTTTCGAGTTACAAAAAGCAGCCGCTATAAAAATGAGAAAGGAGGAATAAAATGACCACTACACAAGAAGATTACATGAGACGCCTTGCTAATATTCAGAATATGGGCGGCGTTTCTGTGTTATCAATCAATACCAAGAAAGAGCCTCGTTTTGTTATCAACGCTGATACTCGTGCCATTACGATTCCTACGGCGTTCAAATTTCTTGGTGTTAAGGGCGATCATAATGCAGAGACCATTTTCTTCGAGATTGACCGTTATTTTGACGACCATGATCTAAGCGAAGAGACCTGTATCGTCCAGTACAAAATGGTGGGATCTACTGGAGTTGAACTTGGCGAAGGATTCTTTCCTGTTACTCAGATTGATATTACAACTATTCCCGGAAAAATAATTTTTGGCTGGACAATCCGAAATACTGTGACAGCCGAGGCGGCTACGGTATCTTTTTCTGTTCGATTCTATAGCATTGAAAGTATCGGAAATATTTCGACCTTTAAATACAACTTTAATACACTAGAGGCGTCCTTGCCTGTTCTTGACACGCTCAATACCAGCAATTCCTCTCCTATCTATAAAGCTGAAGAAGTGGAATCAATAACGGCAAAATTTGATTCAGCCGTAAAAACAGCCGAATCCAGTGCTAACATATCTTCCCAATATGCTGATATTGCCGCCACAAATGCTGCAAATGCTATCGACGCTGCAAAGGTGGCTATCAATAAATTACAAGAATTGAAGGATGGTATCGCCAATGGTGATTTCAAGGGCGATAAAGGTGACGCTGGTCCGGGATTTACGGACACAGCCAAAACCCTCATACTTACCTTGTTTGAGGGTGCGGCGGCAGGAAACAGCTCTATGCAGACTACACTGGAGGCCCTGCGTAGAGAGTGGGGTAGCGAACCGGCGACCTGATCGCCAACCCGGGCATCTGGTACGATGACGAGGAGGTTGACAATGGATTATTTTGATAGTGGCTAACTCCACTATTTATTATGATGTGTTATGCGCTCATCCTACACAGCGATGGGCGCTTATTTTATTGGAGGTGTTTATGAACCTTATCTATTCAAATGAAGGTTTCAAGGCCACTAAATTTTCAGAGTCGCAGAGTTATAGCCTTGATGAAATCACTTTCTTCCTTGATAAAAAATATGTTAAACTGCGGCTCTATCTGATTCTGAAAGACCAGAAAAATCATCTGGATATCGTTGGGCTCAAGCAGGTCAACAGCACAAGTACCAACTATTACAACTACGAGTGCGACATGGCAACTCCTGTCAAGATTTGTGATGGTCCCTGTTCTGTTAGCATTATGGGTATTGATCCTGCCACAGAAACTATTGCTTTGTCAACCGGCTGCTTTGCACTGAATATCAAAAATGACATCTATAATTTCAAGGCTCAAATCGCCATGCTTGAAGAATTTAATCGGAATGCGGCGGACATCTATAATAAGACACTCGCTCTTTATCAGGGTGTAGTGCAGATGTCAGAAGTCAATGTTCAGATGCTGAAGGAGGTCGATAATTCATGATCACTTCTTCTCATGAATACATGCAGCGCCTACAAGACATCCAGAATCAAGACAACCTAAAAGAACTTGTGATGCTCCCTTCTGACGAGCCAAGATTTATTATCGACGCTAATAGCAGAACCATAAGCATCCCTGATGATTTTTCATTTCTAAGTGTCGTAAATGACCATGGCGCTGAAACTGTCTATTTCGAAATCGACCGTTATTTTGACCAGCACGATTTGAGTGACGAGATATGTGTTATTCAGTTCAGATCCGTTGGCCCAAATGGTGATGTAAACGAGGGCTTCTTCCCTATCACTAAATTGGACATTGATACTGTTCCAGGAAAGATACTTTTTGGCTGGACTGTTTTAAGCGATGCCACCAAATATGCCGGTGATTTAGTGTTCTCAGTGCGTTTTTATAGTATCGAGACCGAAAATGACGAGCCGAAATTTGCTTACGATTTCAACACTGTTCCTGCTACATTGCCCATCAAGAATAGTCTGAATACTACCGGAGAAGGAACGCCAGTTGACCCCACCGCTGTCGAAACAATGATTTCACGATTCGCGGATATCGAGCGAAGAGCGAACGACAGTATTGCGAATACAGCAGCAAGTCGGGATGCGGCGGCAGTAAGCGCCAAGAATGCCGCTACATCTGAAAGTAACGCGCGAGCTCACATGAATGATGCTCAAATGGCTATGAATACTGCTCGTGAGCATCGAGACGCTGCGGCTGATAGTAAAACCGCTGCCAAAACAAGTGAAACTGCTGCTAAAGCATCAGAAGCCGCATCCGCCAAAAGTGCTGCTGAAGCATTGGACTCCTTGAGAGAAGCGCAAGAGGCTGCCGAAAAAGCCGACCAAACTATCGCCACAAAAGGATGGATTTGGCTGGATGATAATAATGATAGCGGAATTTTGACTCTGTATGTTGCAGACAGTGTCGCTGATAACGTAACAATGCGTGACGATGGATATGGAAATCTGGAGGTGGTGTTGTCTTGAAAAATTATAGAGAAGTCGTTATCGGTCCCTATAGCGCCTATCAGATTGCCGTAAAGCACGGGTTTGAAGGTACTGAGGAAGACTGGCTCAAATCTGTAGAGCGAGACCGATTGGCTGCGGAGGCGGCTGCTGAAAAGGCAAAAGAATATATCAACGCTGATGCTACTTTAACGATCTCCGGCGCTCCAGCGGACGCTAAAGCTGTTGGCGACCGCATTAACGCCATCAGAGTGGGGATCGACAAGACCCTCACCATCTCAGATGCCGCCGCAGATGCCGCTGCCGTGGGTATGCGGCTGAGGATGCTGGAGGTTATTCTTGGCATGCCGGGGGATGGTAACACTTTTATGACGACCTTTGACACTCTGGATGGGGTGGCCTTGGAAGGCGTGTGGAATAAGCCCCTGTGTAGGGTGGAGTTTTAAGGAGGGATGAGCAATGGCAAAACTTGGGGATATGGCGGTGGGCAGCACTGTCAAAATCAAGGTAAACGACACCTTGAGGGACTTCCTCATCGTGCAGCAGGGCAATCCAGACACCAGCATCTACGATGCAAGCTGCGATGGCACGTGGGTGTTGATGAAGTACACCCATGGAAATGAACTCTCGTGGCATAGCTCGAATACCAACGACTACGCCAACAGTACCATCCACGCTTACCTGAACAGCACGTTCTTCAGCGTGGTTGATACAGACATTCGTAATGTCGTCAAACAAGTGAAAATTCCGTACCAGAATGGCACCGGTTACGGCGGCAGCCTGATGACAGGTTCCAACGGCTTGAGCACAAAAGTGTTTTTGTTATCCGGCTATGAGGTTGGCTTTATAACTGGTAGCAATGGCTATCTCCCCAAAGAGGGCGTGCGGTTGGCGTACTTCTCCAATGACGACAGTAATGACGTACAATCGAAGCGTATCGCATATAAAGACACAGACAACAGCGCCACCACATGGTGGCTCCGCTCTCCAACCTTCGAGAGATCCGACGTCGCTCAGTACGTTAGCTCCAGCGGCTATTTGGGCCAGATGGTTTCCTCCAATTTAGCCTATGATCGTCCCGCATTTATTCTGCCCTCTGGGCTTGAGGTTTCCGATGACGCTAGTGTCATGCCCGACACACCCCCCACTATCACCACCGACGCAACCGACCTCGGCGAACAAAACGCACCGTTTGCGGTCGGATACACCGTGACGGACGACGACGGCGACCTCATGACGGTAACGGAGAAGTTGGACGGTGAAGTGAAAGCCACCAAGACATCTACGCCCCCCACGGTAGTTCAAGTGCAGACAGCCCGCAACGACGAGGGGGCCGCCCCCGCGTGGGACACTTATCCCGCCAAGTACGAGTTCTTTATGCCGCTGACTGCCAAGAAAGCGGGCCTGCTGCTCCGCTCGCTGGAATTCCGTGTCAAGGGCTATGTGCCGGGCACGATGCGCACCGTTCTGCGCAAGTACGGCTCCGAGACCGCCCTGGTGGACAAGTTCATCGACATTATCCGTGGCTACAACGACGTGGTGCTGGACATGGGCAACATCGCGCTGGAAAAGGGCGTCGAATACCAGCTCTATTTCGCCGCCTCCAACAACTTCTATCCGCCCTCTGTCCAGCCCTCCTTGGTGGTGGAGAACGACTATGTAGACATTGCCACCGGCAGCGCTTACTATGGCGACGACACCACCCTGATCTTCTCCGGCACGGTGGTGCTCGTGGACAACCATCTGACAGAGTCCGGAGCATCCACCGCCGACCTGACGGTGGACTGGCTCAGCGAAAAGGCGGAGTACCAGCAGGTGTTGAACGGCTCCCATACTGTTACGCTGGAAGTGACAGACGGCATCCTGACCAGCACCAAAGATATCACCTTTACGAAAAACGTCACCGGTGCTGAGGTGAGCCTGACCGCCCCCCTGACGGCGGACGATGCCATTACAGTGGCCTCCCTGACGTTGGAAGGTACCCTGCCGGAGGACATGAGTCTTACGGTGGAGATGACCAACAACGGGCTGGACGTGGCCCCGGTGTGGGAGCAATGCACCAAGGTACAGGTGGGCAAGACCCGAGTCCTCGTAAACCACGTCTTTGCCAACACGGTTGCCGCCAAGGGAGCAGCCTTTAACTACCGGGTGACCATTGCCCGGGGCGAAAGCGGCACCGGAGGGACCCTGACCATGATCGGAGGTGTGATCGGATGAGCGTACATTACAACAAGCAGAGTTTGCTGGAAAAGCACAAGAAACAGGCCGAGCAGGAGCTGGCCAAGCGGGTGGTCGAGGGGGGGGGAGATCACCCGGAGCAGTACCGGGAGATCACCGGGGAGGTACTGTGATTATTATCTGAAACAAATGAAAGGAGTGATTTCATGGGTAAAGTAATCTCCGTCGGCCCTTACTCAGCATATGGCATAGCCGTAAAACATGGGTATGAGGGGACCGAAGAGGAGTGGATCAGTTCGGTTGAGCGAGACCGTGTAGCCGCAGAAAAAGCTGCGAAAGAAGCCAAGGAGTTTGCAAAGGCCGACCCAACTTTAACGATTTCTGGTGCGCCAGCAGACGCAGCCGCTACCGGCCAAGGACTCAATAATCGCTACACTAAGGCAGAAATCGATGACAAATTGAAAAATATTAAAACAGATAAAACTCTCACAGTGGACGGTGGTTTTGCAGACGCAAAGACCGTGGGCGACTCTATAAATCGATGGTTTGAAAGTGCGGATAAAAAATTGGACGAGCTTTTGCTTTCCTTGAAAAATTCCGTGCTTGGGATCACCGCCCCCGCCGGGGTTACCATCACTGTTACGCACCGAGGTAAAAAAATCACTTCTTTTGTCGCCACGGGTGAAGAACAATATGTTGATGTTGAAGGTTTTGGCCCTGCGGTTGTTCGGGCGGATGTTGATAGTGTCTACGCTACTAGAACGGTAGACGTTGCAGTCCGGCAGTTATATCACGTAGTATTTGAAACTGTTGGAACAACTTTTGGAGTGCGGTGGGAGAAAAACAATCCTTCAACAAAACTTGTAAGGCTTATGGCCGATAACGATCCGTATTCATATGTTGATAACATTTTGATAATTCCAGAAACCGGTACCGCATTTGACCGCTCGTATCCATGGAAGGGTATGGAAGAGTATAACGTCATTGATGGCGTTGCTAAGTATAAAATGGGTGACGCTGGATTTTCACGCACTCTATACGATACAATGGTTTGGATTCCAAAATTTTGGTTTAAAGTTGAGTCTGACTCAAACTATATGTACTATTATATCTCATCCATTGAAAAAGAAGGCTTTATATTACATCCTGGATCGGGTAGGTATATTGGACGATACAAGAGTAATGAGAACCGTTCAGTGTCTGGCGTCACATTTACTACAACGACCCGAGGAAGTGGTAATTCTAATGCAAAATCAAAGGGAGTTGGTTGGTACCTTTCGGATTATTCTATTCGTTCTGCAGTTATCTTCCTATATTTAATTGAATATGCTGATTGGGATTGTCAGTCCGCCGTCGGGAGAGGAATAACTTCTTGGAACTCTTCGGCCAGTGCAACATTAAAAAATAATGGTGGTACTGATGCAATGAGCTACTGCACAGGAACACCCGAAGACGATGGGTGTCATGCAGTTCAGTATCGTCATGTTGAAAACCTCTGGGGTTTGTATGTAGAACACGCAGAAGGTGTTAATATGGTTTATACGTCAAAAACATGGACCGCATGGGTCATTAAAGATCCTGGTAAATATCTTGAAGGATGGAAAGATGGATACAGTTCCACTATCAGTTGGACATATAATACTAGCGGATTTCTCTCAACTATGTATATAAATAGTCTTGGTCAGTTTTTTGGTGGGGGATTTAGTGCGGGAAGTTCCACAACATATATTCCAGACCACATTCAAATCAGTAAAAACACAAGTTCTTACATGAGCACTTTTACGAGAACACCTGAAGGCAGTACGGTCACAGAAAGCATTGCTTGTGCGCTACTCGCTTGTGGAGGTGGAGAGTCTAGTGGTTCCAACGCTGGGCTGTTTTCATTTTACAATGATCATTATGGTATGGGATTCTCTTCACGTCTTATGTTTATACCCCCAGAGTCACAAGAAACACTTTCGACAGTGGAGGTGACAGAATGAAAGTAACATCTTCTACTTCCCCGGATAAAAAATTTTCCGTGTCTCCAGATCCTCGCGATCCATCTACGGCAATCATTCGTTTTTACGATAATATTACCCAGATTTCCGAGGGGTACGAATACGATGAGTACCACTTGTCTCTTCCCTATTATAAAAATCTTTCTGTTGATATAGAGGCAAATATTTCTCCGTACTTTTCTGCTGCGATGAAAACTGAAGCTCCTAATCAAGAAAAGCAAATTGCTCTACTCCAATCAGAAAACGCCATTCTTAAAGCAAAAGTTGCCGAGCTTGCAAAAAACCTAGACAACACTAGTTTAGCTTTATGCGATATTTATGAAAAGTCTATTGGGAAGGAGGTTGCATCATGAACCCTATCGTTGAAGTTTATTGTTATTTAGTTTCAAAGGGATTGAAATCTATCGATGCCGTACCTTCTATCTTATAGAGTGCTGTTAAATCACGGATTGAATCTCTTAGTGTTAAGGAGGTGAATCCCGATTGATCACTACTGCAAATGAATACATGAAACGGCTACAGGACATTCAAAATCAGTTCAATTCCCCTTCTCTTGTTATGCTTCCCACGGACGAACCTCGTTTTATTATCGATGCTAACGAACGAACGATTTCTATTCCTGATGGCTTTACCTTTCTTGGTGTCTTAAACGACCACAATGCAGAAACCGTTTACTTTGAGATCGACCGGTACTATGATCAGACTGATCTCAGCAAAAAGACGTGCATTGTCCAGTATGAATCATTGACAAGTCACACTGGTGGGTTTTACCCCGTCGTAAAGTTAGATGTGACTACCATTCCAGGGAAAATTATCTTTGGTTGGGAAGTTCAAAATGATGTGACTGCCCATCCTGGAGACATCGAGTTTGCTGTTCGTTTTTATTCGACCACAATTTTGGACGATGATAAAATTGTCTTTAGTTACAACTTTAATACCGAGATTGCTACCCTTCCAATCAAAGGCAGCCTCGACACCATGGAAGGATCTGTTCAGGTCGTATCCGGCGAGATTCAGACTTTGACTGATAAGTTTGTTGGTCTCTTAAAGTATGCCAAAGAGGTTCAGGAGCGCGTTGAGAGCGTCGATATTGTAACTTTAGACGCTATCAATGCAGCCAACACCGCAACTCAGAAAGCCAAAGAAGCCTCATCCAGTGAAGCTATTGCCACGGAAAAGGCAAATGCCGCTATTAGTTGCGAGCAGATTGTTGTTGCGAGCAAAGAAGCAGCTGCGGCCTCAGAACAAAAATCCAAGACTAGCGAACAAAACGCACGAAGCTCTGAAAAAAACGCCGCCAAAAGCGAGGCATCTGCTATTTCTAGTGCCGAAAAGGCCAAAGCCAGCGAAACTAATGCAGCGGCCAGCGAGACTAGCGCCGCAACCAGTGCTGCTAGTGCGAAGGAAAGTGCAGACAAAGCGCTTTCTGTAGCCTCACCGCCTGATAAAACGCTAACTCAAGAGAATGTCCCTGCAGAAGCCAAGACGACTGGTGACGCCCTGAAGGATCGTTATACCAAGTCAGAGGCAGATGCGAAATTTTCTTTGAACCCTGCCACAGCAGATACTCTTGGTGGGGTGAAAATTGGCACAAACCTTACTATCTCCGAAGATGGCACATTGAATGGTCCTACCTTGCTGGCATTCCAGTGGGGTACTACTGCTCCAACAACTCTGCCTGAAGGGACGGTATATATCCAGTACAGTACATAAGGAGGTGGTGTGATGAGTATCTATGTCGGAATCGCCACTACTTCAGTTACTATCACCGAATCAAATGTCTCTAAGTATTTTACATCTTCTAACGGGTCATACACTTTTGTATAGAGTGGCGGAACCCTCGAAAACAACAACAAAAACCAAAATTCGACGGCTGCAACAATTACATTAACCGCAAATCAAACATCTTCCATTAGATTTGACTATGGATGGGGTTCTGAGAGAAACTATGATAAATTTACTATCGTAGTGGCAGGGACAACTGTGATAAGCTCTGTTAGCGGGACGGGCTCTAATTCTTAGAGTGGAACGATTTCTAAAGGACAAACAATTTCCATGACCTATTCTAAAGACAGTTCAAACAGCACTAATGGTGATTTTGCACATATTTATAATGTTGTTTTAAGCGGCCTTCCAAGTGCAATTGTTCCTACAGCAGCCGAAAAATTGTATTTCGGACTTCCAGAAGGTGGGGGCAACGTGGTAGTACAAAAAGCTTATATCGGCGATTCAACCAATACTCCGCGATTGTGGTATAGTGCCACATAAAAAGAAAGAAGCCCTCGGCTTTTGGCCAAGGACCTCTTCCCCACACACATATTAGAGTAGGTAACACATAATTTGCTCGACGAAAGTAAATCATGCTGTAGCACCACTATATCATGATGTGTGAAATTTGTCAACATAAAAAGAATCGAGGTGATTAAAATCGTATGGACGAATTATTGAATTTTATCCTAAATCATCTCGGCTCAGTAATGGCCGGGAGCAGCGGACTGATCGCCGTTGTTATGTCAGTGATACAAGTCTCTAAAATCGAGATCAATCCGTGGTCTTAGGTGGCCACTCACATTGGAAACGCCCTGAATGCCGGTGTGATGAACGAGATTAAGGAAACCAAATCCGAGCTCAAAGATATTCGCTCCGAGCAAGAAGAGACTCGTAAAAAGCTAGACAATCACATCGAAAAGGGTGAAGAAACCAAAGCTGACGGTTATCGTAGTCAGGTGCTGCGCTTTAATAATGAGCTTGTTCGCGGGCTTGGCCACACCGAAGAAGACTTTGATGACATCCTTGATGTTATTGGGAAGTATGAAGATTATTGTAAGACCCATTCCAACTACAAAAACAACAAGATGCCCTTCGCCATCAAGAACGTGGGGCGCGTATATGACGAAATGCTACGCACTAATGGTTTTTTGAAACCAAAAGAATAAGATCACGTGATCCATGACCTCGAACGATGTGTTCGGGGTCTTTTATTTTTATCAGGAGGTATATTATGATGGACTTTTTCAATCAGGTTGTTGCTACTATTGCCCAGCTGGTCGTCGCAGGTGCTGGCACCGCTTTTATGGTCTATGGTATCCCCTATCTCAAGAAAATTGGCGTCTATAAGCTTGTCCAGATGACTGTTCGTGCCGCTGAGAAGGTCGGCGCAACTGGTGTTATCAAGAAAGCTGATAAGAAGAAGTATGTTATCGCTGCTCTTGAGAAGATGGGCGTTAAGATCACTCCGACTATCGACATGATGATTGAGGCTGCCGTCAAGGAGCTGGACATTCAGAATGAGAAAATCGAGAATGAGTTGAAGAAGAATTGAGGTGCGCCGCATGGCAGTAAATACATACTCAATGAAGAAAGATTGGAACAAAAAGGTGTCGGCTCATTTTTCCGTCTATGAGTTCGCCTGCTCTGACCACAGCGATACTGTTCTAATCGATACAGAACTTATCTACATTCTTGAACAGGTGCGAGCCCATTTTGGCAAGCCTGTCCATATCAACTCCGGCTACCGCTCCCCTTCTTATAATATTTCCATCGGCGGCAGTCCTCGCAGTCAGCATTGTTTGGGTACGGCAGCGGATATCACCATCAAGGGTGTTGACCCAATTCGGATTGCACTATACTTGGCTTCCATGCCTTATTTCCAGAAGCGGGGAGGCGTCGGCTATTACAGTCGAGTGCAGCTAACGGGCGGCTTTGTTCATGTTGATGTGCGGAGCTGGAAGTCTCGCTGGATCAGTAAGGTTGGCACTGCATATGCATCAGTAAGTAAAATTATGCCTACAATTCGTCAAGGCGCGAAAGATTGCACTGGCGGCATCTCGTATACAGTCACCGTGCTGCAGCGGCATCTAGGCGTAAAAGCGGACGGTATCTTTGGAGCAGGCACTAAGACAAAACTGATGGAATGGCAAAAGGCGCATGGCTTGAGTGCTGACGGTATCTGTGGGCCAGCTACATGGGGTTCGTTTTGATGGAACATCAGAATACTCTTCGTGCAGGAGATAAAATCAAATTAGACGGAATACTATATTCAAACAGCCAAACACACTGCGGGATGCGCCGCTCTGGTGAGTGGTTTATTTATGATGGAAAGCTCGTCAATGGACGGTATCGAGTAACAAATCTTGAAAGTCGTATTGGCAAGTATCCAATCTCAGTGAATGTGTCAGGCTATGTTGATCCAAGCGATATTGAGCTGATATAAAACGAATGGGGTATCAATCCTTAATTGGACTGGTACCCCATTTTTTAGCATTGATTAAGTAATCGGTCTCTTTGATGCTCTAGCGAAGAAATATACGGAGATAGTTTCGTAATGTGTAGGGCAATGTTTTTATAGGATTGAATACAGTTATCTAGTCCAACTGCATCAATATCCGATATACGATTTCCTTTTTCATCAAAGCATTCGATATTTACATTGAGCCAATCGAGCAATTCAGAATCCACTCTATCGCATTCTTCGACTACGATTTCAAGATCTTCCGGACAGTCAATTGGAGATTCATATGTCTCTGCGATTTCTTCGACACGTTTGATTATATTATGTCGCGCGTTATCAATTTTCTGAAATATCTGATCGTAGTTCATATATTCACCTTACAATAAACTCCATTCATTTTTATATTGCAAGCCAAACACTGGCATCATCGCACAGATTATACATCTCTTTTAAGCAGTTGTTTACGATTTCTTCGCAAGTCGAGTAATATTCTTCCATATCTATTTGGCAAATCGCATCATACAATTCAGATGAAAATTCTACAAAATCTTCATGCCACCCACAGTCATGAGACAGCTCAATAATTTCATTATTACATGCTTGCAGTGCAATGAGAATTCGCTTACACATATCCTTAGTTTTCTCTTGCTCTTCAAGAAGCTCACGCACTGTCTTAAACTTAGTGCAAGTCACAACCCAATTTCTTCTCATATCACAGATTCCTCAGATATTCATACAGCTCAATTTTACCTTGTAACCAGACGACATCGCCACCAGACTTTAGATATACCGAATAGATTTCATCAGGATGCTCGAAGATAGATTCCACTTTCTTAACTGTATTCCGATCAATAGGTACACTACTCATAGTCACTCACTCCATTTCGTTCAGAAGCTCTTTTGCATGGTCAAGCACAGTATTGGAAACGACCTTGCCGCCGCGATTCAGAAGCAAGAACACACGCAACGTATCT